ACCATCTCGAATTGTGTAATAAATTACAGCTTTAACTTTCAAAGTCAGGAGACACCTAATGGAGCCAATGACTGTAATTATTTCCCAAGAAGCAGTACTGTACTTTAAAGTTTTCACCTGGGTATTGGGTGGTTTGTTTGGGCTTTTTGGTGCTGTTCTCGGAATGCTGGTTTGGCTAGTCATTAGAATTGTCCACCGTAATGATAATGCCCATAATGATTTGTGGAATACTGTTAATCCTCTCAAAGCTTCACATGAACATCTACTCGGAGAACATGAAATCAGAGGCAGTATTTGTCCTGCCTTGCATCCAGAACTTCGTTTTAATTTAATCAGACCTAATCAATCCTCAACATTGAAAAAGGAGGAGGATCTTAACCCATGAATTTACAACTCAATCGATTTTCTGATGGTAAAAAATCTACTGGTGGAATCCTTCTAGTGGAAGATGATTTTTTTGGGTTTACTTGTGAGGATGAATTCAGAAAAGTTAAAGTTTTTGGAGAAACTCGTATTCCTAGAGGTGCTTACCAAATTCTCCTAAGAGATGAAGGTGGGATGACTGTAAAATACCGCAAACGATTTCCTTTTCATAAAGGAATGTTACACCTTCAAAATGTTCCTAATTTTGAGTGGATTTACATTCATGTGGGTAATAACGAGAAACAGACGGCGGGTTGTATTTTAATTGGATATTCTGCTAATTGTGTTAATGGAGAAATCACTTTAGGTCGATCAGAGGAAGCTTACCGAGATTTGTATGAATTGATTCTCTTAGCTTTAGAAAGAGAAAAAGTTTGGATAGCCATTAATTAAAGGAGGTTTTATGGCTCATAGTGGCACCATTATTTTTATGAGAACCGTTCCAGAGAAGGAAGATCACAGGGCACTCACTAAACCTCTTTCAGTAACAACAATTGATGGCAAAACTGAAGAGATTCCTGTAGGTTTTGAATGGGATGGTAGCAGTGTTCCATGGTTCTTTCAACGAGTGTTTCCGAGACATAAACATCCCATCGCTTCTTGCAGGCATGATTGGCGTTGTACTTACACCAAAAATGCAACAGAGAGAAAATGGGCTGATGGTGAATTTCAAAAAGATGTAGGAACTACTAGTTGGTGGATTACAAAGAAAATTGGTTTTCTTGGTGTCCGAATAGGTGCTTTTTGGACATGGTATATGAAACCCGCAATCATGAAAGGATTAGATTTATGAAATACCTTTTGCTTCTCATCATGGTAGTAGTGTTTGGTTGTGCAACATTCCGCTCCCTCTCCCCTCCCCCTGATCTGGTGACAGCACTGGTCATTGAACAAGTTCTTGCTGACAAACCTGAATGGTCAGAAGCAGCTCAAGAAATTGCTAAAACAATTCTTGAACAGGCTGGAGAAATGCCTTCTATGGATACTTTGGAGAACCTTGCTTATCTGGAAATTGATAAGAGGGAATTACTTCCTGTTCAACAAAAGCTTGCATATAATATGGTTAAAAGTATTCGAGTAGGAATAGAAGAGGACCTCAAAGCAGCAGGAATCAATGATGCAATGGAAAGAAGTTTGAGAGTACTAGAATTGGTTGCTTGGATTGCTGCATTTTAAACGTACCCAAAATTGAAAGTGTTACACTGATATGTTTCTGAAATTGGAAACGAAAGAGTGCTGCGGTAAGCGTTCACCGCAGCACTCTTTGCATGAAATCGAAAGCATTTCTTTTGATCTGTCAAGATCCTACTATTTCATTCGTTCTGTACCATACAAATTCATTCAAAGGCAAATGCTTACGGCACATACAACAGTAAGTAGCACCATAAAAATAAGGATTTCTTGCATATGTCTCAGCAATGGCTCTGTTCATAGTGGTAGTATTACCACATACGGTGTGCAAATAAGTGTCACGATAAGGACGGACGAATCCTTTCTTTCTTTCTTCTTCGGATAAAACAAGGTAAACTTCATTTTGGTCAGTAGGTTCTTTGTCGGTGCCTCGACCTAATCTAGGATCTGTAGGATCATCTGTAACACTCATGTTGGTAAACCTCCATTTTTCTGATTAGTTCCTTATTAAGATCCTACTAATGTCACATTTGAAGCATGCCATCCATCGTGTCCACTCTTCCCACCGGGTAACAACTCTTTAGCCTTTTGTTGTCTCTCACGATAGACAGGATGATTGGGATCATTTTCACACCCCTTAGCATGAAACAAACCTCCAGGTTTAATACAACATTCGTCAGGACAAGATTTGTATGTTTCGATTATGCCTTTCTTAACCAAAATTTTCAGTTTCTCCTTTCCTTTTGCCCTCTCGTACAAATTCAAAGCTTCTATTAGCCTCATCATTTTCTTATGGGCCCTACTACTACCATAATTTACAGCGGCATTGTAAGTACAGGCGAAGAGGTTAGATTCCCATGCATTCATGTTGGTAAACCTCCATTTTTCCTAGCTAATCTTTTAGCTTCTTTTTCTGAAACCAAATTCAGATGAAAACCAGTAATATTTTCTTCTATGGTCAAAAACAGACCTTCTGTCCCACTTTCCATGACATCTTCTTCAGTTATAGTTACACTTCCTCCCAATTTCTTTACGAGAATAGCTACAACTTTCTGCCAATGTTCCCGCATAGCTTGGGTCATACCATGATTCGGATTTAGTTCTACCATAATCATCTCCTTATTCTGTACAACAATCTCGAATGAATTTAAATCCCATTGTCATAACCTGAAGAGCTTCCTTTCTAATATCATCAGGATATTGATCTTCAGCCTCAACTTCAGTTTGTAGTTCCTGAACTTCTGCTTTAAGAGCACCCAATCCTCTCTTTGGACCAGCATGTTGTTTATGTTTTTTGTCCCCCCGAACAAGTTCCAAAATCATTTCCTCAAATACCTGTTCAAGCAAATCCCGATCGTGCTTGTTTGGTACTAGATTAAAAGCTATCTGCACTCTTCTACACATATCATTTCCTTTATAAACAAGCTCTCAATTCTGCAAGATGTTTTGTATCCATATCGTATTCATCCCGAAATCCTTTGATTCGAGGAGTTCGAGGTTTATCGATGGAGCCATATCGTTGGAATTTATAAACTACTATCTTACCCAGAAACTGCTTCTGGTGGTCCCACACATATTGGCGAAAAGCATTGTCTTTACCGATAAAAATTGCACAATTGAAAGTTTCTTTCCACTTAGGTGATTTCAAGATTACTGCACCAAGTGTGCCTTTAGGTCTCAGATTTTCTTTGTGTCCTGATCTTGAGCTAGTGCCAAGTTCATTGGTAGTTTTCTCGTTCAGATTTTCCATTTGCTCCTCGAAGCCGACAATAATAGCTTCATCATCTTCGAGGGGTTTTCGTTTAAAAATCAAAGCTTCCTTGAAGGTAGCTCTGTTCTCTTTATAATGTCCTGATAAACTTCTGGGCATTATGCCTTCATAACCAAGCCTCACTGCTTCCTCTTCAAAATTGATTACATCTTCAGGAGAATAAAGAAATCTTTGATCTAATATTACAATGTGAGGCAACCTTAGGAGATAAAGATCAGGCATCAGGTCAATCCACCGTTCCTGATAAGAGTAACCAGGATCTCTCCAATCATCAAATACATAATACTTGAAATCTGGTTTACCATCTGCCCTACGAATGGGTCCTGTAGTTCTATTGAACACATCATCTTCAGGGAAAGTATTGTGTGGGCAACCTACTACTAGCTCCCCATCAAGACCTTCATACTCTTCACCAGTCAAACAGTCTTGTACATACTTGTTTCCAATACGTTTAAGAGAGTTGGACAAGACTTCTTTTCCGGTAGCAATAGCACGAATTCCATCAATCTTAAAAGATCCCACAATTGGGTATTTCAGCTTATGGAGTTCATCATCCGTTATTGATTGAGTAGGAGCCTTCATGGGTCGCTTAATCATAAGTTTCTCCTAGTTATTTTAATATCGACACTTTAGAATATCCTTCGATATTCTCCACATTAATGATTCTGTCCGCAGATTCCATAATTTCTGGAATATGACTGACAATGATCATTTGGATCCCCAGATCATCAGATAGCATTTTTAGAAGGGAAGAACACTTCTCCTGCATATCTCTAGACAAAAATTTAGCTGGTTCATCCAATATTTGAATAGCTCTTGTTTTCTTTATGGACCAGATAGCCATTTGTAAAGCAAGAGCGGCAATATCTTTTGCCCCTCCTCCTGAAGATTCCATAGGATCACATTCGTTACCATCTTTTACAAAGAACATGTCACATTCAGTTTGGTTTCGGCGATCTGTAAATTTCACCTTGAATTCATAGGGATCAGTAAACACAGAAGATAGGGCCATAGTGACTATGTTTGAAATTTGATACTCAAGTTTCTCCTGCAATTTAGCAGCCACAATTTGAGCAACCGTTCTGGCTTTTTCTGCATTCAGAAGGAACACTTCTTCGACGCCCAAATTCTGACGAGCTTTCTCCAAAGCTTCTTCAGTCATGGCTTTACGGGTAAGTAGCCTAACAAGATTATCCTTAGCTTTGTTAAGTTCTTTTTGAATGTCTAATATTGGTTCAATATCTACCATGAAAATTTCTCTTTCAGTTTGATGAAATCTGTTCGGATAGTGGCTTCAATTTCTTCCAGATTTTGCTGAGTTTGGGTTTGTAGTGTTTTTAGTTCTTCTACAGTGGATACACCAAGTTCAGTTTCTACTCTTTGAATAACTTCTGAACGTCTTCCATTCAACTGGGAAACATTCAACTTGGCTTTATCAATTTCTTTTCCAAGTTTAGCCATTTCTTCTATTATTGAATCCATTCATACTCTCCTTGATTTCATGAGTTCTTTGGCTACTTCGAAACCTGCTCGGCGACCCTCTAATCCATTTTCCCAATTCTTTTTAACTGCTTCTCTCCATTCTTCTCCATGAAGTTGAGGTTCCACTTTTGTATTCCATTTTAACCACCAAGCAGGAGCGATCATCCATGAATAGTCATCAGGTGGTTCCAAAGAACTCATAGAAACCTTAAATTTAGTACAAGCACTCCTAGAATGACCGATAAGAAAAATCCAGGCTTTGTCACCAAATAGAAAATAACCAATCAAAGCTCCAAGTTCAGCATGATTATTGTTGCTCTTGTTGGTTAAATAATCTTTACCACAATAACCTATGTCATGAATGATAATACAAACTATCTGCCAAAAACAAGGATATTCTTTATACAGAATTTTCCAAGCTTTAATTACCATAATTGAGTGTATAATACTGTGACATCCAAAAAACCAACTTTTAGTACCTTCTGACATTCTCATCGATTCACCAAGTTACTGCAAAGTTAAGAACTGCGGCACTACTCCAATATAAGATCATTCTCCAATTTTCTAAACCATGTGAGGCTTGTACTATAGCTGAGAGAATACAGAGGATAATCATGATTGTAGGTATAAGTTTTGGAGATATCATTTACCACTCATTCCTTTTCTTTCAACTTTACCTCAAGATTGTGATCGAAATCTTGACACCACTTAATCCAAAGTCGGAAGAATTCACACCCTTTGGATAACTTTTCTTTGCAATCTTCCAGTGAAATTTAAGACGTTTCATTCCCTTCTCCTTTCAGCTTAAAATTATCCTCCGAAACTGACCTCAGATTGTTTAATGTGAGGTCTGATCATTTTCTTCTTTTTCATCTCTGTTTTATGCAGGAGTGATCATGGGGTTTCCTTTAGGGCGCGGAGGGCTTTGCTTGCCTCATAGATTTCGTCCTCCAGTTTGTCGATTACACCATCAATAGGAAGATCCGAGTCGCGATAGATTCGATATTTCTCTGCCGCCTTGATCAGCTTTGTCACGGCTCCGGTGTGAGGGGTGGAGTCGAGGGCTTTGCGAATGATGTTGGTGGTTAGAGGACCAAATATACACTGCTCATCAAGTATGGATAATGCTTCCCTCAACTGCACCGCCTCTTCCCGCCAGCGGTCGATGTTTTGAGCAATATGTTCTTCCAGTGATATCAGATCACGCCAGAAGTATTCGCTGTCGTGTGAGTAGCTGAACCGATCACATAGGCTTCGATGGAAATTTCTAAAGGCATCTCTGTAGCGGTCGTAGTCGGCTTCCAGTTCGCTGTACTTGTCCATCAGGTCGGAAACAGCCTTTTCGGCCAGGTCGCGTTCGGACTCGGCGGCATCCGCGCGGTCAAGGGCACCACTCCACTCCGGCCCCATGTTACATGCCAGTCTAAGCCTTTCTCTCGATGCTTCTGCCTCCTCCCTCTTTCGCCGCGCCTTGGCGAGCTGGGCCCGGAGGTCTTTACACGACGGGCACCATGATGGGGCTTGGGCTACACTGCACATACAGGGGTCATTGTGGCATTGTGAACACTCACACCATTTATCGTCCTTCATTCCCCTTCTCCCTTCATCTGGTTGTACCCCAAGACAAAGGCGCTGGCTTTTTCGTAATTAAACGATTTTCCATTACTCCAACAGATCTTTTGCTACATCCCTCTATCCACCCCCAAGAATACCCCGACGTGCTTGGGTGCCTGTTTGTATGGATAGACAGTCGATCTTTTATCGGCTCAATTTCTTGCCCGCAACAGTCTTTCATTCCTTTCCTCCTTTCTCCATCTCCGCTATGCTGGAGCGGATAGCGGCGGCGACATCGATGCAAACAGAAATCCCGCACATTACATCTTCACCTTTAGCGGTCCAGTGGTTAAACCTATCCTCGGCAATCTTCGCCGCCTCCTCCATCCCCTCGATACAGAGACGGTTGGCGGTACCGGGGGTGGGGAGGGAAAGAGTTTCATCTATGGCTGTAACTAGGTCACTTTCGTTTTTGTGTGCGCAAGGAATTAAATGAATCGCGTCATTTAAAAGTTCTTCCAATTCACCCACCCTCGCCGCCAGATCGTCCCTCTCGCGGGTGAGGCTCTTGATTTCATTTTTCAGATCATCATTTGCGGCAGAGAAGCCGTTTGCAATAGTATAAAGCGTCTCCCTCTCGCGGGTGAGGGCGGCAATTTTATGCTCCGACTCGTGTACTGCTTTCAATAAGTTGGGCCGTTCTTCCCGGAGGACCTTCAATTCTTCATTCTCGCGGGTGAGGGCGGCGTTTTCATACTGCAAAAGGTGAATAGGGCACACACATTGGACACCGCTGTTCTCGGTACATTTGAAGTTATATTCCTTACCCATCTCCCTCGCTCCCTTGTTTTGCCTTTTCTGTCCACACACTAATTTTGCCACAACAAGTGCATATCCTAATTATCGGGGATAAATACCCCCACAACCCACCACAAGCCCCACAGACCCTCATTGAACGCTTAACAAAGCTAGACGGATAATGCTCTGGATTTGAGGCTACTTTCATCAAAATATCCCATCTCCTTCCATCGAACTAGTATTAAGTCAGACAATCAAAGAGAATTTCACTTATTTCCTTAGGAATTTCATTCTTTTCCACATATTCTTCCAAAGCATCCGTAAAATTCAACTTTAAAATTTCACTCCTTCCATCAAGAGTGTCTTTCCCTAGACTCTTGGCAAAGGCTTTCATCTGCTCATTCTTTTCTTTTTCCTTTTCTGCTTTCTTAATCTGCATAACTTCTTCAAAGGGTTTACAATCTATGTCTACAATTTCAAGACCCTTATTTTCTGTATCATAAATACAAATAGCTGGGTGATGGTTTATTTGAGCTATAGTGGATCGACCCAAACTTCCCATATTCACAAGATGTTTCTGGTGTTTACTGACAGTGAATTGTTGGTGATTGTCACCAGAAACAATCAGATCAAACTTATTTTTGAGGAGTATATGGTTAGCCCAAGTGTGTCCTTCTTGTTCTGCCCATAATTTTTCATCAATAATCATTTGGTGAATGGCAAGGATGTTTGTGTAAGAAAGGGTAGCTATTTCTGGAATTCCTTTCTTCCAAGAAGCTCCATAGAAAGCTACTTCATTATTGATAATTAAAGGATTATCAGTTAGAAGAGTAATGGCACCTGATGCCAAAACAGTTTCAAGAGCGGTACCAGAAAGATCCTCATTATGAAAATGCTGATCATGTTGTCCAGCAACAGCCAACACTTTCACCTTATGCCTTCTAATAGTATAGATAACTTGCTGGGCTATCAGGTGATTTTCTTTGAAGGAATCAAATACATCACCAGGTAAAACCAAAACACTACAGTTTTCTTCATCAGCAATGGCTAATTCCTGACGAAATTTGTATATAATCGTATCCGAATATTTATCTATCCGATTCTTTGGTTTTCTAGTAGTGAGATGCTGGTCACCGCCACAGGCGATTCTCATGATTTTAATACCCTTATTATTCTCATAATGAACAGGAAAGGCCAAATCAATGCTATGATTACACAACTGATAAAATCTTTCCAATCTTTCGGATTTTCAATCACCATAAAGAAATGAAGAACACTTCCCGTTATGTAAATCTGTAGGTAATTAATCGTTTCCATCACGAAGTAACCCTTTACTTTTCAAAGCAGATTGGAGAATTTTTCCAGTTTGATCCTCCAAAAGTACTTTAATTTTTTCAGCCATAAATTCATCATAAATACCATGTTGATAAGGATACAGAAGGATGATATCAGAATCAAGTTGACCCCTTGATTCTACTCCTAAAGTTTCTGATTTACCATAACAAACTAATTTAGGGGCCAAATTAATAAAACCTGCACTTACTAGAGTAAAGAAACGACCTTCTCTGCCTGTAGGCATAATTGTCCGAAGATTACGGAACATGTCAGAATGAATTAGAAAATCTGGAAAGATTATCGGTATATCTCTCAAACCATCATTCATCATTATGTATTTAAAATCCACTGTATTCTCCTTTAATATTCTGTGCTTTCTATTCTTATAATATCACAGAATTTAAAAACCTTTAAATTTATTTTTACTTAGGAGATCAACTTTTATTGAGGCTACAACTGAATCAGTGATAGCACTACCACAAGTAGGACAAGATTTCTTGTTTTCAATAATGTTGGTATAATCCTCTACAAGTATTTCTAAATCCTCTTCACCTTTATTAATGGATCTTTCTATGTCAGTTAGAACAATAAGGTTTCTTTTAATCACACCATTAAAAACTTCTTGGTTTTTATATTCACCAAGCTTTGATTCTACCAGCAAATAACTCTTTTCTACTGCTAACCAAGAGGTTTCTTCTTCTAGGTTTTCTTCAATTTCATATAAGGTTCTAATTGCTTTATTCAAGGTAGTAGCTTTATCTGCCTGCTTTTTATATTCAACAACTTGTTTGTTTATTTTTGTATAGATGGGTTCTGCTTCCAGTATAACTTTAGTTTCTTCCAGAGCAGAATTGATTGAAGTGAGTTGGGAATAGTTTGAGGATATAAAATCTAAATCTTCTTGCAGAATTTGGTAATCTTCGAGTTTATTGATTATGTCTTGGTAAAATGGGAAGATTTCAAGCATCTTGTTCTGTTCTTCAATTTCTTTATCAATTGTGCTGAGTTTAGATAGCAAGGTAGCGATCAAATTTGAGCGGTGAGCTGTCTCCTGATGCAAAGACATATCAGCATCAAGCTTGAGAATTTGGGTTTGTACTGAGTCAAGATTTTTGTATCCTTCTAAATCATATTCCAATGAATTTATAGATTCAGTTAAAGTGGAGACTTTGCCTTTTGATCCATGAATTTTACTATTCAGCTTCTTGAAAACCTGATCAATGATATCTAACCCAACAAGTTCATTTAGTTTTTTAGCTCTGTCCCCAGAAGACATCTGTAACATGAAATAAGGCTGGTGCTGGGTTTGAATATTGTAATCAGTAATGTCCGATATTTTTTGAATTACTTCAGGGACTTCATACTTCATTGCCTCCAATTTACCTTTGAAAGCTCCCGCTTCATAGAAGTTTTTACCTTTAAGTCGATGCTTTGCAAACCATTCATTGTCGAATTCTAGAGCAACTAAAACCTCTTCTGCATCTGTAGCAGACCATGATTTAAAAGCTTCACCCATAGGTCTGCCCATTATAGCCCAAAGAATCGCTCTGATAATAGCTGATTTTCCAAAATCAGAAGAACCAGTTATGACATTCATTCTCGGATGAAATTCTATACAAGTGTCCCTGTGGCTTTGGTAGTTCTTTATTTCAATTCCTTGCAACATACTGGCCCCTCATACAAATGGATATATAAAGATCGGCAGTATTATAATGGGTATGTTCTCGCCTACAAAAAGGACAAATAACAGTTATAGTTTTTTCATCTTGCCGAATAATTTTGACATTCGGAATTCTATATCCTGGATTCCCCATTATTTAATTCCTTCGTTTTAGAACAGGTTTCTTAATTAAGGAAGCTCTGTGTTTAGCTATTCCCCAAGAGTCAGCAAGATCGAACAAACCCTTAAGGTACTCATTGCTCTTGCTACCAGGTTTCCAATCTTTATTTTTAGCCGCGTTGATTCTGTCTCTGTTTTCATCTAAATATTTAGAAAATCGGAATTGCAGGTCTTCTGGTAATTTTTTAACGGTTGCTAATTTTAATGCCAGTTTAGTATTTTTTGGATACTCAGCTTTCCATTCCCGCTGTTCCTCTTTTGTCAGAATATGTGATCTCCAGGTAGACACATTGATTATACCAACAGGAATGTCAGGGAATTCAACCATGAAACGAGTTCTGATATACCACTGAATAGCCCACAACAAATCATTGGAACTACCCTTTGCACTGAAGGCAGCACCTTCAAGAGCTATTCCCACAAGTTTGTTTCCTTTCATCTGCTTATCAATAAACGTCTTTATTTCATTCCATTGGTAATGAATGAGGTCTTCTCCATCCATATAATGAGGAGCATTCACAGATATAAAATCTAGAACATGAGTTCCACAACTACTCATTGAGAGAATAGCTGTAGAACGTTTGGATTGATCAATACCTATTATAATATCCATTTTAGTCAATGACCATAGTGCAATGCTCCATCAATATATCTAAACGACTTCTACATTTAAGATGAGTAATATACTCCTCCATTGTTAACCATTTCCCATTACAATTAGGACAAACATCATTGGCATATCGTTCTTCCATAGAACCAAAACATTTACTACAATACACCTTTATTCGGGATTCTAATTCATCGATTTTAGCTACCAAATCAACTTCCATATCAATATGAGTATTCACCTTTTTCATAAATTCAATTCCTCATATTCTTCTTGGTCCAGCAATTATTGGTTTCATAAGTTTACTAAAAGGAGAAATGAATCCCTAAGCTTTGATTTCGAATCACGACTACGGTTTCCAGTATGATAATACCAAGCAAGAAGCCTTTGCGGTAATTATCCTTCAGCAGATAAGCAACTCCAGCAGTTGCGAGAATAGAGGTAGCAAAGTAGGTATTCACTCTACCAACAGAAGGATGTTCCCCTAATATCAGATTAAGCTCTTTCCACTTGTCCTCATTTTTGGCAATTGACCGGGTCTGTCCCCAATCTGCTATTAAAGTAGCCGTAGCAATTCCTAAAAGGGTGTAGTCTGTTTTATCCCAATCACGTTCTCCTGCATTGATATTGGTAGACAATAGTAGGATAAGAATGAATGCACAGGTTAGAATTCTCATAAAAGAGCCTTAGGTTGTGCTAAAATAGCAACTTGTCGTACTATACGCTCAGGAGGCCATTCTAGAAAGACACCAATCTTGTTAAGGGTTTCAGTAACATTTACACCCATACCTTCAGGACACCAAGTAGCTGTATAAGTTCGAAACTTCCTATCAAGAAGTGCCTTGTTTATCTTTTCATTTAACTGCTTCCTAGCAGTATTTTGCCAATACAAAACACATTTCAATTGCCTATCTGACCAATCAGGATGAGTCTTTTTCATTTTGGATACATGGGCAGCCAGATCAAATTCATTTATTATGGCATATACAGGGTAAGATAAATCATAAATACTATCAAAAAAAGAGACTTTAGGAGGACACCGATCACTTTTGCCCCAGTTCGGACATCCTTTTGGGTGTAAAGGGTAAGCATTTAAACACATGACCCTAACCCAATCTTCTATAATTGGCTCTATATGGAGATATAGTTTCTTTTCCTCAAATAGATTTAAAGATTGGGCTCTCATTTAAGATTCAGCACTTTCTTCCAATTGGTTAGATTTTCTTTCTGTAGAAACCATTGAAAATCATACATCTGGCAAATTTTCAAAAAACCATCAAAAGAATAAGAAAGTTGTTCCTGAAATTTAAGTTCAGGAGTACCTTTAAATGGTAAACTAACCAACTTGACGTTACGGTTGTAAATCTCTTTTCCCTCTGGACATCGAATATTCTGGTATGTTTTCAGATTGGGTGTAAGTTCATCGTTCAAATACTTAATGGCAGTAGCTTCACCTACACCTCTAATCCCTGGAACTTCATCGGATTTGCAACCGGCAAGAGCTTTTACACATGCCCAATCACTGGGGAAAATGCCGTATTCTTTTACAAAATCCTTATCTGTGTAGATTTTCTTTCCCTTCTGCATTCTGACATCAGGAGAAAGTAATTGATACATGTCCTCATCACTTGAAGCAATAGTGAAGAAAGAACCATGGTTGTAGAATACGAGGGAAGCGATTATATCATCAGCTTCAAAACCTTCTATTTTGTAATTATTCTTTACACCCAGAAGAGGTAAAATTTCTTCATAGAGGAGATCAAATTGCTCATAGGCAGCTTTATCGTCTTCTATTTCTTCTGGTGTCTTCTCTCCTTTCTGTGTTCTCCGCTTTTCCTTATAAGCAGGAAACAACTTCTGTCTATGAGATTTTGGAGAATCCCAGGCAAATGCAATTTCGGTAGTTTCATTTTCTTTGGCTAATGTAAATAACTGCTTGAAAAATCCAAAGATTACTCCAACTTTTTTCTCTTCATAAGACAAATCACCCATGGTGAATTTAGCCTTATAACATAAGGAACTTGAGTCAACTATTACTTTCATCTTTTACTCCACACGGTGGGCCTACATGATAAACAGCTGCAAATCCTCCTGAAGCGGCAGAACAAGCATGACAATATACCTCTTTTTCATCAGCCACAGCAGGAAACCATTTCTCACAATCCTTACAAATATCATTGTCAGAATCAAATATTTCCACTTCATTACTACCACAATTAGGACACGTTTTCACTGGTATTTTCTTTCTCCCATCCTGGGCAAACATACTTCTTGTTGTTCCTACAAAGTTTATCCCTATCAGGATTGTCTCTGTGCGGACATTCATTATCGGAGCTTTGGAGTTAGGACATCTTCCCATCAGATGTTCAGCCATTCAGATTTTTCCTCTACAAAGAGGGTTGGTTGATCATCTCCACAATCACAACGTATTAAAGATAACAATTCTCTTTTGGGATCAGAACCTAATGAAGCTTGCCAAGCTATTCTCAATTCTGCTTTATCTTTAAATGAAGTGTAAGGAAAATGAATTGTGATGTGTCTTTTAGGCAAACCACTTCTAGAAGGCTTATCTTTAATTATTTTAGCTTCCTTAAATTCTCGTTTAAAAATTGCCCAACATTCTTGAAAAATTTGGTATTGTTCTTCCGAATCAATATCAATTTGCAACTCATTGTCTTTAGGAATAACAATGGTGTTACCTTCTTCTACCATTCTTGCCATATACTCTGATCTTGTTTCATTTGCATCATATTCGTGCATAGGCATTAATTTGTGTTCTCCAATAGGATCCATAAAATATTCCTTACTGGAGGGAGGCTACAAAGTAGCCTCCCTCCAGAATGAATTTAGTCAGGACAACCCTCTTCTGATTTCAGGGTTTCTTTGTAGAAATTGAAGAAATTTTCATCATTTCCCCAATAGGTGTAATCATAAGCTCCCAGTGTAATCGTTTCAGGATTGCCCAAACAAGCTACCAATTGAATGGCGTCTTCTCCCTTTTTATCTTTTACAGAACCTACCATTCGAGGATTGTGCAGAATAGTAGAACACCCTTCTACTGTACCTACGAACAGAGCACCGCCCGATCTGACAAACTTCAGTTTTCCTTCCATGATTTACCTCTTTTTTGGTGAACGTTGGATTTTGAATTGCTCCTGAATTTCTCTCCACAGTCCTATTGTGCGGAGTTTCAAGTCTCGTTGAAGATTGTTTTCTTCAATGTAGGTTATGGCGTTTTGCATAGAAACATAAGTTTTGCTGAAACAATCATAGGAAGTCCCTTTCGTCATATCCTTATAATACTGGAGTTCATCCCGGATAGTATCAATACCGTATCCGAAAATGATTGACAGAGGGGCTTCCCGATACGGTATATCAATTGAGCTTTTCATGATTGAGCAGGTACTATGAACGCCTATTGTTTGTTCAACCTCCACACCACTTTTGAGTTTGGCTTTCTTGGAAATTTCCCATCTCGGAAATGAAGGTTTGATCTGAATACGCAAAGAGGCATAAAAAGGAACACCCATGCCACCTGGTGTTGTAGTTCCTCCAGATGTTCCTTTTGACCTGATTTGATTTGAAAATACAATCAGCCATTGGCGATTTGCAACAAGCCGACAAGTTTTGCGGAGGCCTTCAGAGAATTCTTTAGCTCTTCGCATTCCCATCTTGTCTCCTTCATCATTATCCATCTCTTGATCAGTACTGAGAGCCGCAATAGAATCACTGGCAAACATGTTGATCACGTTAGGATTTGGGGGCTGCCAAGGCCATAAATAGTCAGTGAACAAAGAAGATACAGTATCAGGTCGGTAATAATCAAACTTGTCTTCCGACATCGAAACACCGTAAATGGTAGAATACTCTTTGTCCAATCGAGCTTCTGGATCACAGAAACGAACTGCTCCTCCTTTATTTTGAGTTGATGCAGCAATTTCAGAAAGAATGGCAGTTTTTCCTGCACCAGAAGGTCCAAAAATTTCAACAAACATTCCTCCAGGAATGCCACCTTCTTCAGTATTTCCACCACTGATAGCAAGGTCAAGCAAAGTAGATCCAGTAGATACTACTTTCTTGAGGTTAAGATTCTTGTGGATGAGGTTGAGTTCTGCATTAGTGGCAGAAGATTCCTCAACCCCATCCTGAATAGCAGCCTCAACATTTGCGGCTGCACCTCTTCTTTTCAGAAGTTCAGCCATTATTGACCAGGTCTCCTACGAACCCTGCGAGTAGGTTCTTCAGTTGTTGCCGCAGTAGTTGTGGGAGCAGATTCAGCCGCCGACGCAGCTGCTCCAGGACGGACTCGGCGAGCAGGTGTTGCCGCAGTAGTTTCAGCTTTGGTAACCGCTTCTGCCTCAGCCGCTTTCTTAGCAGCCTCTTCTGCCTCAGCTTTCGCTACTGCCGCATTATATTCTACCTCACAATCTGCAAAATCAGGGCAAACATCACAGACTTCGAAGGTATTGAAATCTGTTTCAGGGTCACCAGGACAACTGAAATCTTCTGCGGAAGTCGTGTTAGTAGTAGGTTCTTCTGCCGGTTTTTCTTCAGGTGTCGATCGTCGAGTAGCAGGACGACGGCGTTCTTCCTCAGCTTCTACTTTACCTTCTTCTTTGGCTTGTTCAGAAACTTCATCAGTACCACCCGTACTGCCGAAGAAAGCTGCTTCTACTTCCTCAAAAGTGGGAATATGAAGCAACTCATCCAGACAAAGTGCATTGTCCAGAAGTTCATCGGAAATAATCTCTTCCCGATCCATGAAGTCGAAAGCTTTGTATTCCGTATTTGTGGCACCGCTTCCAGACTTTCTGAAAAAAACAATCTTTCCTTCTTCTGCATTTGAGAAAAGAGTAAAACCACCGCCACGAGGCTTCTTCGCTTTTTCAGCAAGCTCCTTCTCGAACAAGTAATGGGAAACATCGAACAACTGGATGCCTTTCTTGATCTCCTTGTCAGAGTCCAGACATTCAATATTGTACAATGCTCGACGAGTGGGATTCAAGGACTTGACAAAATCCTCATCATAACTGTCTCCTTTGCGAAGCTCAGCCTGATGATTGCAGATAGGACAAGGTTTGTTGTAAGTCCTAGCCATGCAAACATAGTTGTCCTCGTTTACCCCAACTTTGCGGTGAAGGAAATAATCGAGAAAATACGCCCATTTACCAGGTGCAACTTTCGGGTGATTTACGCCGGCAATAAAGGGAATGATGTTGATGAAGTGTTCATCCTCACTACACTTCCACATGGGTGTGTTACCAAGATTTTCTTTGATCAACACACTCTTGAATCGTCCAGAATCGTCTTTGCTGTTGTACGATTCCTGATGGCGTTGTGCCATCTCTTCTTTCATTTGTTGCCTACGTTCACTTGGCTTCATTCTTTGCTTCTCCTTTTAAAGGCTGACAGTGATTTTCCCATTCCTAATCCAAATAATCTCCCAGCAATGTATATGATTACTGGGAAACTAAAACATATTAGGATAAGGATGGGCCAACTAACTTTTATCATTTCCTCCCCCAGTAGTCCTTCTTTGCAGTCGAGGACTTCTTTCTAAAGCATCAGTTTGGGCTTTTTCCATAGCCTCTGATGCATCATACCTAGGCCCTTGAGCAAGACTGCGGTTACCAGAATAATACCCTCCATTAACAAGGGAAACAAGATTACTGATTCTTCGGTCACGACGATCAAATGATTCTTTAGCCACTTGAAGAACGTTGACCCGATAAGCGGCTTCATGGTACTCTTCATTTGCCTCCACATAATTTACATGTGAAACGATAGCAGAACTGATAAAGGCTTCAGTGGGTGCTTTATCAATTTTCTGCCAACCAAATTCACTCGGAGTTTCTCTGATTTCTTGATCACACTGACTCCGAACCAATGCTAGTTTGTCTTTCAAAGTGTCCCGATCTCTTACTGCATCTGCCCAAAGAAGTCCCCAGTTAGCGTATGTTACAGGATCTTCTTCACAGATAGCCTCCAAATCACACCGATCAAGTTTTAAATCCTGTTTAAAATCGAAATCACTCATATTCACTCCTAATTGTATAAACTATTGTTATCTTTCACTTATTTAGATTTTATCACAGTTTTTGAAAACCTTGAAATTATCTTTTAGTTTCCACCAACCAAGTTGCCAGATAGTCAGCAGAGACAAGCATGGGCACTAAGGCATACTTTTCGACAGCTTTCTTGATCGCAATCCCTGAAGGATAGAAGAAGAGAGTACCAGGATCAAACGATCCTAGATGCCAACGAATGGCGACAGCTTCTTCCTCAGTCAGGTCCATATGCTTCTGAATGAGGAAGATAGATTTTTCTCCATGACCAAGAGGAAGCTCTTCCTCAACTTTCCAAGCAGGAGCATATTCGGGAAATGTACCACCGTTCTTGTAGTAATCAATTAGCTTGGTGACATAAGCTTTTGTGAGCTGTTTGTCAGGAGGCATTGGATCAGTAGTCTTGCAGAGCAGATCACCCAGGAATTTCATCTGAGGACCTGTGGCCATTTCATCGTCCTCAAAATAGATATTTACCTTACAAAGATCATGAAGCAATCCTACAATAATGATTGATTCATGGGGAATTTCATTCCCCTTATCCATGAATTCAGCATTCAGGAGTACAAGAGAATCATAGACATTGAGGCAATGTTCTGCTAGACCTCCAACATAGCTACCATGACCTTTAGTTGAAGCTGGAGCCTCGAAGAAGTCAGTTTTATTGCATAAGTATTCAACAAGTTCCTTAATGCCTTCTCGTTCAACAATCTTGAACAGGTCCAATATTTCACCTTTTATGTCATTTGCCATTTACATTACTCCTTTTGTGGGATTATTTGGGACCTAGACCTTCTGATTCCAGTTTAGGTGATTCTGGGGTTTTGTATTTTACGGAAATATCATTAATGAGGCATTTAGAAATAACCAACAATTCTAAACCTTTATTTTGAGCAACTCCTACTTGACCAGTTTCCAGATCAATGATAATCTGCATCTGAGCACCAGTTTGTCGGTCTCTTACAATCAAGTTGACACTTCTTTCGGACATTGTTTCCTCCTTTTAAAAGTTAATGAGAGGCTTTCCACCTCTCTTGCTAGGTTTGAGCCCGAGGATCGGCTTCATCCTCCCCTTCCCATAGAATAGAAATTCATCCATTAGTCACTATGGGGCATGTTGATTCACGTACTCCCTTTCGGGCAACTTGAAGTTTCATAGCGTAGGGGTCTTAGCTCCACTTCAAGCCTTCTGTGGTCCACTAGACTATTGGGAACGAGGCTTAACCTTCTAGGGATTCGGCCTGAACCCTCAATATCAGAAAGGTTTTCTTCTTTTTAAAATAGGAACATCTAAATCATATGAAGTTTTATCATGTTCTGCAAGATGACATTTTCTACATAACCAATCAATTTCTAAAAGTTTACTATAATCTTTATGGTGAGCTTGGGATTTAATGTTTCCACAGTTACAAGGATATCTAATAATTTTTCCGTCTCTTAAAGCATTGCTTACAGCATTTCTTGCTTTAGCTTTTTCGGGATTTTTTGTTCTTCCCCTTCTTTGGGCTTCTAAAAGTCTTTCTTTTTCTTTTGGGGTTTGCCCTTTGCCCTCTTTGTACTCCAAATAACGTTGTTTACCACATAAAATTTCTCGGTCTCTACTATCTTTTTTGGTACATTCAATACATTTATTCAAATAACCACCAGCCATACGGGCATGTTTATAAAATTCACTTTCTAACTCTTTTATAATACCACATTTAAAACATTTCTTCATCATAATTTTAGAACGGTATATTATCTTCGGGGTTATAAAACGGTGAATTCCTAACTTTCCTATCATCTATATTAGTTAAAGCATGTAAAATCTCTTGTCTCATTCCAGCTTCTTCACAACTTTCATCCTCATATATTGGATTCTGCATGAGGTCATGTAACCATCGTGCCACTTCTTCTGAAAGATCAAAATTCAATACCAGTTTGAATCGTACTCGGGTAAAGTTAGCCATAATCAAATCTTACATGCTAAAAAGCAGGCGTTATACAAAGCGGCTTTTCCAGAATACATAAAGCTTTCCGTAAAACAATCAATCACCGCAGAAGCTCTTTCTGCGTTAGCACCATCACTGTTATCACCAATCAGAACGGCAGCCATATATCCCAAGATAGCATACCTCATCTTCTCAGGATCATCGGGAAGTCCTCGGAGAAGTCCCTTCATAGCTGACCATTTCTGCTTACTATCTGAGATAAGCAATTTACAGATGTCAATGCTTGCTGTTTGTGATGCGGTCGATTCGGAGATTGCTCGGAGAGCTTCTTCCTCATCAATAATGTCGATCACGCTGTCTAGCAGAATCATCGATTGGCGAGCACATCCCTCAGCAGCCTTCGTAATAGCGGCAATTACTTTGGGGGAGAAATCTTCGATACCTTCAGATTCGACAGTATCCTTAACGAGCTTAGAGATAACTGGGGCAGGTAGTTCTTTCACTTCAAACTGCATACACCGAGTCCTGATGGCTTTGATCATCTTTTCAGGGTCAGTAGTACATAGAACGAAAAAGACATGTTTGGGAGTATCTTCGAGGATTTTGAGCAAGGCATTCTGTGCATCGTTAGTCATTTTGTGGCATTCATCAATGAGGTACAACTTGTACTTACCACTCATTGCCGAGAATTGGGCATTCTGGGAAATCTCTCGAACCGTATCAATTCCTCTTGTGTTCGAAGAGTTGTATTCTTGGATATCGTTCTTGTGGCATCCTACCATTGTTGCAACAATTCTGCCTAAGGTAGTCTTACCACAACCAGAAGGACCTGTGAACAAGAACGTGCGGGGGATATCATCTGTTCTAGAAAGAACAGATTTGAGAGCCACTTTGATGCCTTCATTACCATAGAAAGTATCAAGACTATCTGGTCGTTTATCGATGTGCAGAGGCATTTTTACTCCTTATTTTCCTTTTTAGGTGTTTTACCATTAGGACAGGAACACTGTTTCACGAAGGTTTCCGTGTCCCAAATAAATTTATACCATTTTCCACATCCAGAACACCGAGGTCTTGTGTAACCTGCCCTAGTTTTCATAGTTGAACTCCTTAATCAAGGACTTTCATTGTCATTCGATGACAAATGGGGTACCCTTTTCTTTGAGTTATGTTTTGATCCTGATATTTGGTTGTACCACAAACATCACAAATAAAGTTTTCGGGGTATTTTATCAAGGCTAATTTTATTTTTTCCAAATCTACTTCTTGCATTTATAGTTTCCTTTATCAATAGGACACCAATATGGACGATCATTCAAAGATACAGCCCTACCATAAATTCTATCTTTTACATAAGGTCGTTTTGTATGGGCAACAGGATGATCACAGTGAATGTGGGTAATACAATTTTTGCACCATGGGCAATCACCACAGAATATGATTGTTATTACAATTGGTTCTGGTTCCATATATTTACTCCTCTATATTCTGATGATAACATGAATCTGAAATAGCTTGAAATTATTATCCAACAGCGATTCCTAATGATTCTAATATCCACCAAAATGATGTACAACCTAATTCAAAACCAAATCCTAACATAATACCTACACCTAGCCACAACAAAAGTAAAAAGGATCCCTTTTTAGATTTTGAAGATTTTACAGGAGTACATATAGTACCTGAAGGAGAAAATTCACAAAATTCCTTACAAGTAGCATCCCTTACATGGGGAGTATTCCGATGGGTACAAGGTGAGTGTCCACAATACCATCGATCTTTACATTCTACTAATTCCATAATTGTAATCCTCTCTTGTTTCTTCTTTGGTAGCCCAGCTCTTATTGACTTCAGTTTGTTCCCACTCTATGAGTAGTGGAACATTCAACCATTTGAGTTCTTCTCTTATTTCTACTGTAGCAATCCTGCTACTTAGTTCCATTAAATTATGTTGTTCAGGAGGAAAGCAGTCTGTTAGGCAACAGTCATGTATCTGACCGTTCATTTTAGAAAGCATCCTACGTCTTTTCATTTCCTTATTGATTCGATTGATTGCCCACATGAGACAATGAAATGCGGTTCCTTGAACAGGGTAGTTTACAACATCATTCCTTGTTAACCATCCACTACATCTGAATCCAAATAACTGCTCAATATAACCTTTTTCTAAGTAACTTTTCCAAGCCCATTCTTGCCACTTCTTGACTTCTTTAAACTTATGCCAGAATTTAGCCTCACATTGTTTGATGTGGGCTTCAAATTCCTCATAAGCTCTACCTCGATTTTTAATTATCCCCACAGCTTGTAGATGTTCAAATACTGTGATTCCTTCATAACATTCCATATCCATTACTTGGTTAAACAAATTTCTTGCTACTGATCTCCAATAAGAACCATAGAACCAAGGGAAAGTAGCTCCGTTCTTAGCTTCAAATCGAATATCCTTAGCTTTCTTTTTAGGTATAGTTTGCCACAAATCTCCAAACTTAAACAGATCAATAGCCATATCCCTATGCATGTCTGTTGAGGCGTCAAAGATGTATGACATAAGAACAGGATCTTTTGTGTAACAGGCAATGATCCGAACTTCCATCGCCCCATAATCCCAGTCAATTAGCTTATTACCTATGTAGTCAGGATAATCAGCACAACCCACATACTGTTCAATTATGGATGGTATTATGCCTGATCTAGTTATGTTCTTTGATTCTTCATCTCTTACAGGTATATTTTGGAAGTTGGGATTAGAGGACGATCCTCTGTAGGTAACTGGAACCAACAAATCGAAAAACGGGTGAATCTTTTCATCGTCCTCAATCTCCCTGAGAAATTGAGCAAGGTATGTACCTTGAATTTTCTCAAGCTTTGAAATCCTTGTAATCTCTTTTGCTATAGGGGTATCTAGTTGGGCAAGAACAGAGGCATCTACACTGGCGTTATCACCTGAGGTTTGTTTTGCACTTTCTAACCCTAAAACTTTAAAGAATAATTCTCTAAGATCATGATTGGAATTAAAATTGATTTGCCTACCTTTATACTTTTGAAACTTAATAGCTTCAGGAAATTTATATAGTGCAGCCTGCATTTCAGCAATACGGGCAGTTAATATTTTATCTTGACTGATGTAGTACTCCCGATTCATTGTGATGCCATTCTCTTGGATATCACATAAAGTCGTGAGTCCTTCCATGAAGAAAGCCCTAGCTCCCTCAAAACTTTTAACTTTACCTATATCTTCTTCTTGTTCTTCTTGTAATCTGAACCCTAACAGACTGTCAATACCACCGTACAGCAGAAGGTCATTTAATGGAGCTTCCATAATACGATTGAAAGAACTATCTTTACTGGTGGCTTTTATGTATTTCTCAACAGAGGCATCATAATTAGAAATCCCCCATCGAATAAAAGCTTGAAATTTTAATCCTGAAAATTTTGATCTGTTATCTAAAACATGTGCGGCTATAGCAGTACACCACCACATGTTTGCAATATCAATCCCAAAGATTGCTCTAGTCCAAGTATCCTCAAACTTGCTATTGCAAGCTATCTTTTTAATTTTGGGGTGTTCCATGATTTGAATCCACAGATCACCTATATGATTTATTTGATCAGCAGTAAAATGGGTTCTATATTCATAAGGAAATGAAAAGGCTTTATCATAATCATAACAAAAGCTAATGGTTGCTATTTTGTGACCTGTACGATGAGGCTTTAATCCCGTAGTCTCGTAGTCAAAAGCAAATTTAGAAGGGATGATCTTAAGGACATTTTCAAGTTCCCGAATAACATCTTGATAATTCTTCAAAATTGTTACATGTTTATTAATGGGCATGTGTTCAGGAGGGTCTGTAAACTTGGAACATTTTATGGCAAAAGACAGATCACGGTCAAAAGTAGATGCTAAATGATCGTCTTTTTCATTCTTGAGTATGTAGGCGGGGTGATAAAGAGGAACTACCCATGCTTTCTTATCAGGATCTGGTATACACAAAGCTCTCCACAAAGTTACTGTAGAATCATAGCTTTCATTTATGAAATAGGAACCTATGGCTGTGTCCCCTAACAGCCATATATGTAAGGGTTTTAGGTCATTGATTGACTTCATCAACCTATCCCTACAACACTTTATATGCTTCTTTGTAACTCCTCCTTCTGCGTGGCAAGCTACAGCGTTGATCTTCCAGCAATCCTTGTCAAAATCTATGCCTTTAGCTTTCAATTTATCTTTTAAGAAAATGCCAGATTTTCCTGACATTGGGATTCCAGATTGATCTTCTTTTTCCCCAGGTTCAGATCCTACAATCAGAATTCTCTTCTGACCTTCTCCTGTCACTTCTAATCGGGGACTTTTACACTTCTTGTATAAACCACATTCTTGGCATTCCCCTATAACTCCATCTACACTAACAACATTCAATTGTTCAGGGGCAAAGAATCCTGTAATTTTTGCCATTAGATAACACCTTGTATTGTTTAGTGGAAAGAAAGGCCCCTGGACATATTAACCAGGGGCCTTGAGGTATGACTAGCACTTTTGGGCTTGCCGATGGCTTATGCCATAATCGCCCGATCCTTGACCCTTGATTAAGGGCCCTATGTACTCTATTTAGTTTGATTTCGGCCCCTCAGATCAATACTGGAGAATATCAACCTGAGGGGCTAAATCTAACCGTAATCATTTAACCAGATGATGCGCCAGGCCGAATAGGGAGGCATTGTTTTATTTTCAAGAAGGTTTACAAGTGGGATCCATGTTCTCTCCAGAAACATTATCCTAAAACCAAAAATGTCCCCAATGATTTTAATCATCACCGTTGAAATTCACCCCCTTTCTTTAAAATTCATAAACTGAAGCAGGAATAGAAGGCCGAATTCAGTTTTCCGACGTTTATCCAGCTTCGGGCAAAGCCAGAATGTGGTAGAAGTTCTCCGACTCGAAAGAACCGCGGTTCTCAACAATGCAGAATGCGGTTGCATGTGAGAGAATCTGACAAAAGAATACAGGGTTAATGAGGAATTTTATGGTGGCACCCTCGTAGTCAGACTCCACCGTTTTAGTTATCCAACCACGTTCTTTTTCGGCTTTGCATACGATCCTCCCCTTTTCAATGCTAACAGAAATACACTTGTTGGTGTCTTCATCTCCGTCAGCAAGGGGAATGATCGACAATACGTTTTCTTTCAGGTCTGATGGGAATGTGAGAATGGGTTCATTTTCAACAAATACTCCTTTGATTGCCTCGAACGGATAATCTCCTTTCATTGTTTTGCAGTTAAAGGTGATACCATCAGCAGTTCGAAAATGAACCCAGTTTTCCGAAACACCGTATTCGATCACCTTGTACTTGATCAGATCAAGGGCAGCATGGGCAGGAAGCAGAAGGGTGTCCATCGGAGCTTCCATGATATAAGAACTTATGCGGAGATTGTCTGTTGTATATATCGCATCTCGTTCTATAGCACAACACGAACGGACACCTGTGGTCAAGTCTTTCGCCGCAGAAAATGCGCAGAGATAAACCCCGTCAATAAAGTCTTTCGGTAGAGCTTTCCAGAAATTCTTACCGATCATCTCTTGCTTGAGAGAATCAACCAGATGCAGGATCATGGCTGCTTCCCCTACAACAGTTGAAAGTGCGGCTTTCGTTTTCTTGGCTTTGATATTCAGGTTATCATCTTCGAGGGTGATTTCAAATTCTGATTCGGTGATTTTATCCACGATCTTGTAAAAATCGTCACCTTTCACAGAGAAAGGGAATTCACTTTTGAAAGGATGCATAACACTGATCTGGTCATTGAAGGTTACCACATCTTCACCAGTAAAGATAAAGTGGGCAGCCTGCTCTACAATCTCTTTCTTTGCCAGACCAGGCTTTACGAGGGAGAGCACCTTCAGCAATTCATTTTTGACGACCTTCATTTTTGCTCCTTTACTTCAAATAGATGGTACACTAAAAACCCATAATGTAATTGAAATGTTCCTATGTAATTCTTTTCCTTTATGCCTACGATTGGTTCACCAGTACCATGCACAACAAAACTTCGAAGCTCTTTGTCCTTTTCTGGATCGACTATCGCCCATAAATAAATCTTAGATCCTTGAACTTGGACTGTGAGAATTTGTGCTCCTTCTGGTATCTCAAGATTGAATCCACCTGGAAATACCTCATATTTCCAAATTTCCATTATTTCCATTATTTACTCCTTGTGTTTATCTTGTATTCATCTTGTCTATTTTGATCATATCACGATTTTTGAAAACCTTGAAATTTTATTTTATTTTTGAATGCCTCTTTAAATCTATCTACTTTGTAAGACTCATAGCAAGGTTCATGAGCTACACCATACCCATTAATTGATACACCTTCAGATACAGGTTTATCACAGACAAAACAAGTAGGTTCTTCAGGATTCAACGTAACCATCCCCACCACAAATTAGGAAGAGAGTCAAAGTATTTAACTTCGGGGTGAACCTGTTCCAGAATAACTTTTTTGACACCTTCAGCCCAGGACCAATCATGAAATACAACACAACATCCTGATTTCAACTTAGGTTCCCAAGACAACCAATCAACTGTGATTCCTTCTTCACTATGATCTCCGTCAAAGAAGATCATATCAATAACATGAGGAAAGGTCTTAGCAATATCCTCAGACAAACCTATATGAGGAAATACCCGATCTTCAAAGTCCACTGTGTTTTCCAGAAATTCTCTGTAAACATCCTTTGCGGCTACATTATCCATAGCATCATTCATCCAAGTATCAACACAATGGATTTCTGCAGGATGCAAACCAGTAACCCCTTTAGCAAGAAAGCAGGCAGAAGCACCGAGATAGCTGCCTATTTCAACTATAACTGTAGGCTTTTTATGGCTGGAAGTGATAATTGAAGCTAATTCCTGTAATTTTGCTTTTTCAGAAATTGTTAGGTGGGTTGGAATTTCATGAGGATTCATTTGTTGTCATCCTCATTATCAAATCGAACCAACAATAATTCGCTCAACCCATATAAGAAAATACCTAAACCAGCTAGAAATACTCCCCACTCGATCATTTGTTTTCTCCTTTAGGTTCGTCCCGAATGATGTCGATGACCGTCTTACAATACTTGGGAAAGAAATAGGTAATCAACCTGTTGTAATCAGAACCAGCCTTTACAATATTGTCCACCATGACTTGTTCAGATTCCCGCTTCGTTAGTTGCGGGAAATTTCCAGCTAAATATATCTTCATTTAGGGTTTCTCCTCAGAAAAGCCTTCCACACTTCTTATGCCAGGGCCAAGGCCACGGCTGTTGATATTTCTCAAGATCGAGGAAGTACAACAGGTTTGCATGGTCTCTTGTTCGATGATCATTGATCAGTCCTGGAACAACTACAAACTCTATCGCCGTTTTCTGCTTGTTTGCCCAGCACTCGTATTCTTGCAATTCGTACCCTGGTTCTACAGGAATGATTTCAGACTCACCCACTGGTAAACCCTTAGCGGCAAAGTAAGCAAAGATAGCTTCTTGTTCCATCTTCGGAAGATTAGCAAAGTGGTGCGCTTCACCAACAGCTTTAGACCTCATAGACATCATAACAGTCATGGGAGGTTTATTGTACAACGCTCGACCTTGAAAGAATTTAGGTATAAGGACCATGCCAAAAAGTCCGTATTTAACCCAGCTTGAACTGTCAACAGAGTACCAGGGATAAGTGACAACAAAGCTGGGTTTTGTGCATCCAAACCCATGCACTTTGTTTAGTGGATAATAGTCATTGCTCTTGGGACAAACAATGGAGAATATCTCATCAACCTGATACTGTAAGCTTGAGGAGCTAGTTTTTGCCATTCCCCCTACAGCGAAATAATCATACTCCATAGCCATTCGAAGGTACTTCAAATCTTCTGAAGCATGAAATACAGGAAGAGGTTTTAGACCAGCAGCCTCCATAATTCTTTGATTCTTCCAAGTTCCTTCAGCGTCACCTATGACATCCAGTACAGCATAGACATCAAAAACATCGGAGTACTCCTTGATATATTCAATGTATGCACCTATATCAATAAGTTTACCACTTGTCCAAGAACTATAGGCTCCCGAGTCAAGAAAGATAGATTTATTCATTTTTTCTCCTAAGAAGCACGGTATTTTGATAAGCAAATTCTCCATGTAATTCCCTAGCTTTTTGATTGTATACTACCGCTGCTTCTTCTGGGGTTGTAAAGAAACCTAAATGATAATTGACCCCATCTTTTTGAATCTTTGCTCCCCATTTAGAACTATTACTACTCTTGTAAACTCCTTTATAACCTGAGGTGTTATCCTTTCGTTTACCTACATTGCACATATTATCACTCCATGAACATATTCTTAAATTATCTTTTCTACAATCCAATCGGTTTCCATTTTTATGGTCTCCAAGAATTTCGTGATTTGATTGTAAATTTAAGATGAAGTTATGGAGTCGAAGTAATGTTCTGCAACCTTTTATAGTTGTGCATGGATACTCACTGTTGATATACCATTGGTATAATTTGCATCTTTCTACATCTTCCACATCAATTAAAGCGTAACCAGATACTTTACCATTTTGATAGTAGCACTCAATTTTACAAGTCTGTCCTTCAACTATGTATCTATTAGGAGTGAATTGATACCTATTTCCCATAATCTTTTAATTCCTAAAGAAAGGTTGAATAGGCACCAGAATCTAAGAAGATTGAGTGGTTCATTTTATTCCTTTCAGAAACAGAACCAGTATCCACAAGCCGGGCAATTTACTCCTTCACCCATGAGTTGATAAAGCTTTGAACCACATTCAGGACACTTATCAGAATCATCAATAGGAGTAGAGGGAAGTCCCACATGTTCCAACATTGACGGAGGCAACATCTTGTCATCAATCACTACATCATATTGAGGTTTATCCATAATTAAACGGGTATATTTCACTCCATACTTTCGGAGCCAATCAGTCGTTTTTCCTCTATCTTCTTCAAACCGAGCAGTGAAAAGAAGAATACTGTGACCAGCATCAAACAGCCGATTTACTCCTGCTATGTGAGAAGGTTTAGGTGTTCTGTTTTCGTAATCCCAGCCCTCAGTTTCAATGGTTAGGGTACCATCAATATCAATGGCATAAATCATTTTATAACTCCTTTATAAGTATCCTATTACAGCATCCATTATGGACTTGTTTCTTTCGGGTATGTATTTACCTTCCTTAGCAGATTTGTAGTATTCCCGCAATAATTGTATGTTGTAAAATTCAATAGTTCTTCCTGCATTCGTCAAAGCAACCCACTTTCGAAAACAAGAGGGACATTTACCACAATAATTTGTGGATTGTTCACTGTAGCAGGACACTGTCCCCCACAGCAAGTCAATTTGAGGGGTGACATTTTTATTATACCAGATGATAATTTCCTCTTTTGTCATGTTCCAGAAAGGACTCATGACAGTTATAACCCGATCAGATAGCTTTGTGAGTATCTTAGACATATAGCGAAAAGCATCAGGAGTTTTGTCGGAGACATCATCTCCTTTGATCCCAGCTATCACTATGACATCATCATACTTCGAAGCTTCCATCGCAAGGTAGAGATTGCGATAAGGAATGAAAGCTTTTTCCCCGATCTGATTTTTACCTAGGTGTCTCAAGGAATAATCAAGAATGATATTTGGATCTATTCTTTGAATCACCCTAATTTCTTTTTCTGTGTAAGGTGTATCTAAAGGAAAATAGATTGTTTTGGGTTTACCGAGATAATGATAAGCTACGAATGAATCAATACCGCCCGACAAAAGAAGTATCACCGCAATCTCCTATTTGATTCCTTCGAAGTTTAAACAAGCATCCAGCATAATAATTATTTCCTCATTAATGCTGGTGCCATTCTTTTCCGCTGATTGTTTAATTCGATTAACCAATTTGAGATCCTCACTAATATCTACAGTAAGCACATGTTTGAGGTCTGGATAATAAATGAATCCACACATTTCACAGTAGGATTCATTTATTGTCCGATAAGAGGGGGCAACATAAACTGCCTTAGTGCTCATATTAGCACCACATTTCAAACATATATCCATCATTCAACTTGGCCCTATTTTTGTTAAGTTCCAAGGTCGGTGTGCGACTCGACCTATTTTAGATTCAGTATCTACGGTTACTGGTTCATATCCATCATACCCATAAATACCAACTACAACTCCCTCCATATAATGACGAACTATTTCCCCTTCAATGCATTCTAGATACCATACCCATTTAACTTTGTCTCCTATAGAAAATCTAAGTTTTGGGGACATTTAGTTCTCCATTTTAATTTCTTGGTAACTTTTACCTAACCATCTTTTAACAGTATGCTTGTGAAAATTATATTTTCCCATCAATTCCTTTAGTGAAGATGAAGCCAATACAACTGCCCTTACTGCTTCTTCAGTCCACGTAACTCCTGCAATTTGTCTATCTGGTAATGAAAATATTGGATCTTCTGTAACTTCCCTTTCAGAAAGAAAAGTAGAAAAACTTGGAGTTTTGACACCATTGATTTCGATTACAGCCAAACAGTTTGCACAGGAGGGTGATTTTATACTTTGGTAAAAAGAGCATTGCTCAGAGGTAATTCTGGCACTGAGGGAACATCTCTTGCGCTCCTTGAGTAAAGTTGGGCAATGTTCATGGATTGCTTCATAAGCTATTGGATCCATTACTTTATCCCTCCTTAAAAATTTTGGAAATATCATTTACACTAGCAAATTCACCGTGATATTTTAAGGCAGCTTCATTATATACTTTTGCTGCTTCCTCCTTATTTTGAAAAAATCCTAAATTTATTCTTCTTCTTTCAATACTGATGCTAGCACACCATTTTCTTCTTTGATTATCCCAAACAACTCCCTTGTAACCAGAAGTATTATTTTTATTAGTTGTTTTATTGTATAAATTTTCAGACCTAGTGCAAAATCTGAGATTTTTCTTCCTATTATCTAGCCTATTTTTGTTAATGTGGTCAATTTCTAATTTACCAGCTATGGGTGTAAAATCCATTATTAAATTGTGTAATTTACCAATTATGTGATTAGATAGATACCCTTGATCAATACACCATTTAAACCCTTACATTGTTCTAAATCCTCTAAATCTATAATACCATAACCTGTTATATTTCCGTGTATGTCATAACATTCAATATTTATAAAATCCTCTCTGATCAGAAAATTATTAGGATCCCGAATTGTTCTTTCTAATATTTTACCATGGTATTTAATTTGGTCATAATGCTTTTGGCAATAACCTTGAGTTCTGCTTTTATTATTGCATTTTTCAACTTTACAAAATTTCATGGTTTAACACTTGACCCCATGAACATAGTCACTAAGTTTCAGACTCCCAGATTTCACACCATGAGCATCGATATGATGTGACCACACACATCCTGTACATTCAAATAGAGATTTAACCCCCCAATATTCGGAGAATTCCTCAAATCTTTCATGCAATTCATTCAGGTAAAAATTTTTCTCCCCTTTTCTGTCCTGATAATCGTCGCAACAATATACTCGACCATCACAATCGACAGTTACCCAGGCAGGGAAGTCTGGCTCTTTTGCACAATGCCAATCATAATTTCGAATCAGTTGGTGATCATTTTCTTTGAGCATGGAGAGATACTTCTTGCTGGAATGACAAAGGAAACCAGCATTTTTCATTTCCTCAACCTCTTCTAAAACTTCATCAAGAGCTGAAAAATCAGTAGGTCGGAAACTCAAATCCAAATCAACCGTCCTGACTTTGCTACCAGGTTGGCCCCTATCGTGATGAATGAGATCGAAGAATGTCCAGATGCCCATTTCTGACATCTGGTGAATTGTGAATGGTAAACTCATGAAATTATTTCTCGTAAGAGTGACAATTATGGCAACGTCTCTCACCCTACCCAGACGTTGGAAGAATTGGAGACCTCTTATTGCTTTGCTTGATTTTAAGGCACTATGCTGGTCAAGAGCAATCATGTCATAACTCATGGTAAGAGATTTTGCACCAGCCTTATGAAGTATCTCCAGCTTTCGCTTGAAGTCAGCAACAATACCACTTGATATGATGGTAGTGTGGATGCCTTGAGATTCTGTGTACCCTACTACTTCAGGAAGATTCTGAAAATCAGTCAGACATTCAGCTCCACAGAAGGCGGCGAAACCTGCCCCTAAAGCTTTGAGATTGTCTATCCCAGATTTCCAGAATTCAAGATTCTGGGAATTTCTTCTCCCATCTGCCATTGCACAATAGGAGCAGTGAACATTACAGGTTCGAGTCCACAGGATTTCAGCCTTAACTATCTGCATAATAATTATCCTTTGGATTTAAAGAGGTTTCATAGAGAGATGAATGAGGGCCATTCCTTCAGCTCTAGTCACTCCATCCTCAAAAGAACCGTATACAGCAGAACTCACCATACCGGAATTATTGTATTGGCAAATTCCTCTGTTAGCCATACAACCATGAATAGCCCTCATAACTAGCATGGCTCCTCGGGGTTGCATGACTTCAACAAACCTATTAATTACTTGGTGACAGAGATTTTCTTGTAATTGGGGGCGTGCTGAATAGTGAGCAATTAGTCTTGCAGGCTTAGAAGCACCGACCAATTCTGATCGAACATCAATAATATAGTCGCCGGGAATATATAAGAACCAAGCCTTACCTGAGAAGGGCAAGAAGTGATGAGAACAGACAGAGGAAAAATGAATATTATCCATCATTGTTATTTGATTGTATTTTTCAGAATTTGGGAATTTGGAGAACGATTCTTCGGGGAATTCTTTGTTGACCGTATTAAACAACTCGTTGCAGTACATTTTGGCTATTCGTTTAGGTGTGTCAATGAGGTTGGGATCCTCCATATCAAAACCTAATCCTTCAGACATAAGCAAACCAAAATACTTTTCAACTAAAGCTTGATTCATTTATTCCTCCAATATATTTAAATTCTCTTCTATTTTGATCATAACACGAAAAATAAAAACCTTGAAATTATTTTTTTTCCACAAAAAGAGGTCAGAGTTGGTGTACTCTGACCTCTTACATTCATGAGTTGCAAGTTAAATACTTACTCGGCAGGCGCCGGATCAGCAGGGGCCGGGGCAGCAGGGGTTTCTTTCGTTCCGACGATACGCTCGACCTCGACAGCCGCTTCACCTTCGCCGACTTTCTCCTTCGTACGGGTGATCTTGACGCCTCTGTTGGCCTCGATAAATTTCACATGATTCGAAGCCCTGGACTGGGATACACCAGCTTTTTCGACCATCTCAGCGATGGTGGTACCAGCGGCAACCAGTTCGTCCATCGTATTGGACAGGGAGCCTTTGACGGAGCCGAAGATGCCTTTTTCAATCGAAGAAGGCTTGCGCTCTTTGGGAGCTTTCGGGGGTTTCGGCTCTTTGACCGGCTTCGGTTCTTTGCCAGGTTTGGCTGCCTTCGGGGGTTTCGGCTCTTTGGCCGGTTTGGCTCCAGGAGAAACATCAGCTTTCACTTCGGGTTCCGGAGCAGGTGCTTCGTCGCCGAAAAGAAAATTGTACTGCTCAATCAGATTGGTAGTCAGTTTTCCAGCAGCTTCTTCGCTGAGGGCATCGACAGCACTACCGAAAGACTGGGCAAGAACTTCCTTGCTGACGCCGATGACTTTCAGTTTTTCTTCAATAAGAGCTAGTTCGTTGAATTCCTTGACAGTTTCTTTTAGTTTGACGAAATCGATTTTGTCGGGGGCTACCATAAAGCACTTCCTTTCTTAGATAGTTGTTGGGGTTAATAGAATACCGACAGAAAAATGATTAATCCTGAACGTATTCTTTCAATTCTTTGGACGCCTTGAAATACGGTGCATTTTTGGCAGGAATCGTGAGAGCCTCTCCGGTCTGCGGATTTCGACCAGCTCGTTCTTCCCGCTTCTTGATACCGAAGCGACCGAAGCCGGCGACGTTTACATCTTCTTCTTGGTACATGCGCTCTTTGAGGACTTCAAAAACGGTGTTCACTACCGGGGTGACATCGACTTGAGTCCTGCTGGTAAGCTCAGCCACCTTTGCAATCAGTTCCGCTTTGTTCATGTTGGCTCCTTTGGGGTAAATGCAAGTTTATGTTTCTAACTGCCTACATATTTACTATATCACAGAATTGCAGAAAAAAAAGAAAAAAATGCAATAAACGTTGATTTTTTTAAAAGGGTCTAAAATCTCTATGATTTCAGATACTTAGAGGTCCTGATCTTCTTCCAAGGCAATAATTTTATGCAATTGGATATTTAGGACAACATCTTCCAATCGATATTTATCTATAAGGAGAACTAATTCCTTAGCTGTGATAGTTCCACCTTCCATCGGAGAGAAAGCAAACCGAGCTTTGCACCCTAAAACCTGTAATTGTTGTTTATACCATATTGCTCTATCCATATCATAAAGACTTCCAATAACAAACTTAAAATAATCTTTATGGGATAAGCACATTTCATGGTAGTGTTTTATAGGTAAGGAGTGTTTTTTCCCTAACTTTATATCCACCACAAAAGTTGCAAGACCGGCTAACCCGAGAGACGGTGCCCGAAAAGGAACTTCACCACTTGTTTCGATTGATATATAAAAACCTTCAATTGCAAGAGCTCTGATCAACAAAGTCAACTTTTTCATGTCTTGTTGAAGTGGTTCCCCTCCAGTTATGGTGATGTTCTTATTTCCTAACGCTATCACTCTAACCATGATATCATGAATACTCATATCTGTTCCTGATGCAGGGGAATTGGCGTATTTAGTGTCACAATAAGGACATGCTATGGTACACCCAGCAAATCTGATGAACGTACAAAAACTACCTTGATTTCTATGACATACTTCACCATTGATACTGGGAAAAATACTGTAAACCTTCATTATATCTGGCATCACTACACCTCCCCATTCCATTCAGCAAAAGAGCCAGGGGATTCATACAGTCGAACTCTTCGGAGAATAACTTCCGGATAACGTCCATTTAAACCATTTTTAAGATGTTCAGCAATGTTAACCAACATGAGTTCTGCTGTGGGATTAGAGTAGATTTCATTCAGATACCGATGATCCAACGCATCTATAACCAAAGCATAGACCATCTTTTTGAGGACCATAAAATCTAAAACCATTCCAGAATCTTCTTGAACAGGTCCCCAAACTTCTACTTCGAGAGTCCATTGGTGACCATGTAGATTCGCACAATGACCATCATAATTGGGTAATCTGTGGGCCGCATCAAAGGTGAAAGATTTGCATACTGATAGGTTCATAATGCCTCCTGTTAATGACCTTTGTTAAAGTGAGAATCAAGATGAGTTTGACCAAGAGCCAGAGATTGAAGTATTGTGCAATTATCACCTTCATGAAATTCTTGGTGACGATGAGCTAATAAGGCAGTTCTAAGAACACCTCTCTTTTTTTCATCTTTCGTTTGATTTAATGCGGCAAATACATCAACATGGGCTAACTTACCAATCCATTCTGCTAAGTCACTTTGATCCATATCAGCTTTGTATAATGATCCTCTGTTACCTTGACTTGCAGTAAACCATAACATGTGTCTACGGGCAGCAAGCGCAGCATTTTGCTTCCATAAAGCATCGATTCCAAAACGCTCATCCCCACCTTTACTTGAATGTTTACAAATATCAACATAGTCGAGAGCACCTACGTCGGGGATGAAGCCCTCCGTTTGCTCCAGTATGTCTAAATCTCTTTCGACATCATCTAAATCAGCAGAAAATCTAGGATAACACATTATCCTGATATTATCACCACATGTTTTGACAAACGCCTTGACTTTCTTGTGTACATTCTTGGGGGTGAACTCAGGTTTCTCAATCGTTTCAAACCAGGTAGACATATCATATTGACCATCTTTTTTATCTTTGCAGTAGCAACAAACTTTATGGTTAATATCAGGTGAATAAGCAGGAATTGATTCTTTACTTTCAGCAAGGGCAACACAGGTACCTGTACATGTTTTGAGGCTACAGATACCGAGTTGATTGTTGTAACAGTCAAATACAGGTATTGTTGCTTCAGTGGCACCTGTAGGAGCATAGGCGGAGATTCTTTTCAAAATTCTTTCGTCCATTCCTACATCTTGCATCTCTAGAGAAACAAATACAGCCTTTAGTCCCAATACGGCTGCTACAATGACAGCTTCCTGCAACATCCACGTTTTCCCTCTCTTGAATGGAGCAAGGATAGCAACTAGCCAACCTCTTTGTAGGGGTCCATATAGTTCTCCTAAAGCCCCTGGGAATGTGAATATCCCTTGATTACGTTCATCAAATATGGCATTGACACTTTCAGTTGTAAGAGGGTTATGCCAGCGAGAAGTAAGTTTCATAACCTTTTTCATCTGGTTTAATTCTTCTTCTGCTTTATCAACTCTCCCTATATCTAGCATTTTTTGAGCAGTACTAACCCTAACTTCTATCTCCCTCTTTCTGAAATACAACAAGGCTTGGTCCAGTATGTACTCATCATTTATACCTTGATCTTCGGTGTATTTCTTGCTGAGATTTAAAAGGAATGTTTCGATGATGTCAAGTTCAGCATCATCAAGGGTTTGTTTTTCAATAGTGAATATATCTTGGATGTGGTGTTTGGGAGCTTCCCCAAACTTGTCAAAGTAATCAAGCACCCACTTCATAATTACAGAAGCAAAGGTACTAACCATATATTTTCGGTCATATATGGGATATATTTCCTCAATAAATTTTGTGGAAATAATCGATGCTGTTAGAATGTTATTTTCAATGGAATTATCCACCGATCTACGAACAATTTTAGCCATTCAAAAATTACTCCTTGACATTGCAGGGGTTTCTATTTCGAGCTTATCATCAAAATAAAAAACCTTTAAATTTTATTTTCCCACTCTTCAGTTAGTTTTACCCATTTGGAATCTAGTTGCCTTTTCAAGGATTTGAGTTTGTTATTCTCTTCCTCCTTCGTCAAATTTGCATCATAAATCTTTTTAGCTTCGGCTCTATTCCAAAATCTGAGGTTATCAAATTCTTTCTTTCTTTGCACCTTCATATCCTCTGACATCAGATCAGCAGAAGAAGAATGGTGAGCACCTAACATACCTATCTTTTTCAATTGAATGGGCATTCTACTAAGGAAGTGATTTTCAGTGATAAGCCAAGATACTTTAACAATTGACATATCAGTAACATTGGCTAGCAAGGAATCAATCATGTGGCGGGTAAAGAGTTTGGGATTGTCTCTTTCAAGGGGGCAGGAACTAAAATTAAGTTTATCCTTAATGTTGTTGAAATAATTAACCATTTTACTGGAAGCTTTAATCAGCATATTGTGTTCTTGAGGAGTAAACTGACAGTTATTAATTCTTTCTCGGTACTGTTTGGCAAGTTCTTTAGTTACCTCAGGATAAGCATCAAAAGCACATTTGGGCTGTTTGTCAAATTTACCAGTCAAATATTCCCAGTCATTGCAACATTCTATAAACCAGCTATCTACATCATGGAGTATATCATCCTCAGGCTTTCTGCCTGCATTAGCAACTACAATTCTTTCATTTATATGTTGGGAAAATTCAAAAAAATCAGGAAGTCCTACAAGATGACCTGGTGCTTTAAAATTCAACAAAGTGTTAGGATAGTTGATTAACCTATGGTAGTGATACATTGCTTTCTTTATTTCTTCGATATCATACTTATTGGAGTATTTTACAAGGAGTTTTATTGATGTTTTGAAAACCTTTGTTTCAGGGTTTTCTTGATGCTTTTTTATAGGATTACCTAGACTGTTCCAATAGTTGAACAAGATTTCAACTTGTTTTGAAGGATAGATAGATTTAACCCGTCTCACAAGAGTTGGTTTGATTTCTTCTTTAAAAGGCACCCTTCTTCTTAATACCAAGGCATCGCACTTGCTTGTCAAGGGCGATTCTCTTTTGACTATAGAGTCTTTTTCTATAGGCAAAAGGCCTTGTTTTTTATGATTATATAAAAGCTTTTCAAGATCTGCGCGTATAGTACCATTGTCAGAATTACTGGACGTTTTGTGAGGATGTGTTGTGTTTTTATAGGGATCGGTTTTATTGGTATTTGAAGGCTTGTCGATTCTGAGGTTGTGGTATTCAAGGTATTCCATGACTTCCTGAGAAATAATTTCTCTGGTAGCCTGAATTTTTGTAATGGGTTGAAGTTCTTTTGTTATAGCATTTACTAATCCTGCGATTTGATAGTCTTTCAAACCATTAATCATAAACTCTCCTTAGGAAATAAAATACCCTTTGGTATGAGGACAATAGGGAATTTAGGATCAGCTGGTGATGAGTCAGCCTACAGGAAACCTATTGTCGCTCATATCAAAAGGCATTTTTATTATGCCTAAATTTTTAATCCTGTAGTGGTAGAAACATCAGGTCATCACTCCCGATAAAGTTGTATCTTTTCATGGTTAAAATAGTAATGTCAAGTAAAATATTTTTACCCTAATTTAATCATTGCCTAAGAAGTTAATCCGTATCACACCACATGATGACGAGAACTATTTCTCGTGGCTTCTCCTCTTAGGCAATATTCATTCCTATATCTCTTCTTAATTCCCATATTTCATCATCAGTCATTTTGTCTGGATCCCCATCAGATAATTCTAATACTTCTACTTCGGGAACGATACAAGAGACTTCATTTGCCATTTTGTGAGCATGTGTAATTGCCTCACCATCATCCTCTTCTCTACCATCAAAAAGAATAAATAATCTCCTTATTCCTTTTAGGAGGATTAATTGTTCAGTAGTGAATTGTGTTCCAAAGGTGCAAATGCCACCATCTCCAAATCTCCATACATCTAATAATCCCTCCATAGCCACAGCAGTATCCTTCACACTATCTATGTTATATAGGCAGTGTTTGGCTTGTAGAACACTTTTTTCAATTGGTGCATTTTTATAGGGAACCTCAAGTTTTCCCGTCGTGTCTCTCCCTACATACGTTACCAATTCCCCCTTCATGTAGACAGGAATAATCAATCTGAATTTCCAATCATCCAGAGTAGGTCCAACACCTAAAACATCATACTTTCTTTGAATTTTTATAGGGTCGTAACCTCTCCCTATGATGAATTTTTCATGAATAGGGAGAAGTTTTTCATTGGTGCAAGATGGGAATAAAACTTTTTCGGAAGGAGTCCTTATTTTCTTCACTAAATGTGCAAAGTTAGTTCGGACATATTTAGGCAGTGTAGTTATAGCCCTTTTAAAAGAGCAATTATCAATAGCCATTATGAGGTTAAGAACAGTGCCTTTCTTTTTACATTTCCAACAACTAATCTTCATTGTTTCCATGTTGACCCCGAAGTGATTCGAGGCATCTCGACAGAAAGGACAATTCATTCCAATCCATCCTGGTGAGATGTTCTTGCCTTCTGATGCCCAAATTACACCTCTATCATCAAGGTATTCTTGGACATCGAAGAAATCTAGTTCAATGTCCTCATATACAGGTTTCTTTTCCATTTTCTTCAGATTATTCCCAAGAGGTTAATTCATAATCCTCATCATTATGTAATAAATCTACAAGTCCTTTATCAGTTCGAACTACTGCCCAATCATAACCAACAGCTTCAACTCTACCACACCTAGCAAAATCATAATGTCTTAGGTAATTCAGATTCACTACACATCCTACCTTCAACTCATTTACTTTCATTTAATTTTCTCTCCAGATATTTTTTAATCCAATCAAGTCGAACTTGTTGACCGTACAACTGACTTGTAGCCATAAATAGTCGTTTTTCATGTAATTTTATTTTTCCTTTTATATGACTAATATAAATTTCTGTATCCACTTTTGCCTTCTCAAGCTGTTCTTTATTTAGATGTTTTAGGTCACTCATAATTTAATCCTTAAGTATGTAGTGAGGATTCATTCTAAAAAATAAGGAAACTATTATTTTAGCTTCAGCCAAAGTTTTTGCTCTTTTCTTCAAAGTTCTCCATTGCCAGGGGGTTACTGAATGATCAGCAACCCTTATTTTTAATTCAGGGTGATTACCTACTCTAGCATCACAAGGATAATATCCCTTTTCACAATAAATTTTTGCCGCACATGTACCATCTTCGTATTCAGCAGAAGGCCATCCTCTTTTGTGAAAACTTCTGTATCTACCAGTTTCGGGAGGATCAACTTTCCATTTATATTTTTTCATATCCAACCTGACTCCATATAAAGAATTAATCGGAGAGCAAAATGCTCTATGAGATATCGGTTACTAGGATCAAAGATGTCATAAATCCACACCTCATCCTTATCAACTGTTTTTCTCAAACCTCGACCAATCTTTTGTAAAGCTGCTCTTTCGGTTTTACCACCCGAAGCGTTGATGACTACATTCAGAGAAGGAATGTTAATACCCTCAATCCAAACTACACTGCAAATTGTACAACATGTTTCTTTTGCTTTCAGAGCATTAACCTCATTCGTCCTTGAGTCGGACTTAGTAGCTCCGTAGATAAATTCTGCTTTTATGTCTAGAGCTTGCAAAGCTGTTTGGATGTTATGTCCGTGTTCGGTCTGAACAACCATAATCAGAACAGATTCACCTTTATCTATATGTTTTTTGGCAGTAGCCGCAATAAGGTTATTGCGTTCGACATTATTGACTACGCCTACATTGTAGGCTTCTGGGTACTTTCGGATAGCTTTTACGTCATAATCTATGGAGGTTTTTAACAGCTTGATTTTGGGTGTAGCCAGAATACCTAAATTATTTGCTTCATTGATTGAGAGTTCTCCTACTACAGGTCCAAGTAAACCAGTACAGGCAAGAAAGCCTTCACCGTCTGATTCTTTCATGGGTGTAGCTGTCAACCCCAATCTAAATGGAGCTGGAATCATTCTTAAAATTTTGGCATACTGAGAATCTAAACCTTTGCTTACATGGTGGGCTTCATCGACTACCACAATGTCATACAAATGACCAAATTCTTCTGCAAGACGAATAAAACTTTGTCTGGTAGCTATGGTAATATCTTTGCCACATTCGTTAAAACCGTCTCCTACTCTACCTACACTTTTGAACCCCAATTTAATAGCTTCTTCGTAGGCTTGTTTCATCAGGTCTTTTGTGTGGCACATCCATAAAACCATTATACCTGGTAATGCTGATAGACAACCAAAACCCAGAATCGTTTTTCCTGATCCTGTAGGAGATACAATGATGCCTCTGGGGCTGTCTAACCAAGAATCGATTAATTTAATCTGATCTTCCCTAAAAATTATGCCAGGGAGTTCAGGTTCATACATGGTAAAATCTTCTTTACTCCGATCCTCTACTTCTACCTCAAGATTTAAATCCTTACATTTTTCAAGTACATGGGATAGGAGGCCAGAATAGAAAATAAAACCTTCTTTGATTCGATATAAGGTGCTTTTTTGGGTTTCTTTCCTTATCTTCTTGTGAGGACCTTGAATGTAGTAAGCAGAGGAAAAAGATAAATAAGGTCTAACCATTTCAGCCAGATCTGGACTTATAAGAGTTTCCACAGGATTTAAGACGACGATTTTGTGCATTAATCCGACGCTTTCTCCAGATTGTATCCTTTAGCGGGAGATACATCACCACCAAGGATTACTTTTGTTTCCCACCAAGTTTTAGATCCATCATCACAACGAACAATTCCTTCAAAGGTATAACCTAGAGGAATTTTACCTGTACAACGACCGAATGTTTTGCGTAAAGCATTCAGCAAAGCAAGCTTGGTAGGAGTTTCATATTCGATTATGGCTTCTTCTTTCCATTTTTGGGAACGAGTAGTTTTGGGGACATACTCACGGGCTATGACACGGGCTTTAATTGAATACATGTGGTTAAATCCTTTTCAAGTTAGGAACATAGTGCGTTGGCTATTTCATCCCTGACTATCAGGGTTTTTTGAGCAGACCAGTTAAAGTGTTCTTTCATGTATTTTATCAGGTCTTTTTGAATTACTCTGCCAGTTTGAGTGAACATTTCATCGGGTAGGGTCATCAGAACTCGGGTGAATGTATAAGCTTCATCACTAAAGGAAGATAGGATTTGATTAAATATTGCTTTGCTTTCAGGATTATCTGGTGCAATTAAGATACAATCACTGTGATCCACATATTCACCCCAAAATACTTCACAAGCTAACTCTAGGTTAGACTTACCCTTAGCCATTCTGCCGCTCCTTCAATAAGTAAGGGATTAAATGTAAAGGTTTAAGTTGTTTTTCTCCTGATCAGTACAAGAGGAGCATCAGCCAACTCTCTTTCTTCCTTCCTTTTTTCAAAAGCAATGGCTCTCTTAACGTCCACAATAGTTTTATATTGGAAACATCTTATACAATATTCATCAGTTCCTTTAGAATAGCAGGAAACACAAGCTTCTACCGAAATAAAGTGATCTTTCTTGTTGCACCAGAAGATATGATGAGGATAGAATTTTTCACAGGTTTTTCTGTTTCCATCAATGTACTTCTGAACTTCAGGGCAATGACGGAGATCAGGTTTCTTTTTCTTGCTTTCGTCTTTATCAGCAGAAATTCGCCATTTAGCTTCAACAAATCTCCTACAGTATCTACAATCCACAGGTTCATCTCCTTTGGTTGATAGCTTGAATTTTCTCTTCCTCTTCCAGAAATTTAACTATTGCCATTTTAGTGAAAGCAGCCTGTGTGATATTCAACCTTTTACACTGATCATTGATGCGATCCTTCAAGTGACTGTCCATCCGAACGTACAATACCTTGTTTGAATCTTCGGGAAAAGTGGTTGCCATACTGTGTTACTCCTTGTTTGTTTGCTTTTTATATTGTTATTATATCAACTAAATAGCACAATGCAAGCGGAAAGTTAAGCTCTTTTTGAGGAAAAATCACTTTCCTTCAAAGATTCTTTCGAGAATAGCAATTTGTTTTTCCGATAAATACTTACCATATATTTCAGATCGGTTAATTTGGACATTGATGGATTCTAGAAAAGTTTTTTCCCAATCTGAGAGTTTGTCCTCAGAATATAGCATTAGCCGATTAATCATAAACCTGTGGGATTCTTTTAATTTTTCGTGTTTTTGGTGTTCTAATTCTGCTTCCTTCCTTTCTCGTTCCCTTTTCTCCTTATATTCAGGAGTATTCATTTTGTTAAAATCAACCATTTTTTATATCCTTTTCTACAATAAAAGGAAGAACAGAAATACATGGAACTTTCGCATCACCGATTTCTGCACAAAGATGGTCACATCGGCGGCTCCAATCATGGACTTTGGAATGTTCTGAGCAGGGGTTTCCACATTTGTAAGTTCTTTTACAAATTACCTTTCTCGGAATACTCCAATCATTCATGATCACCTCCTTAAGTTCTTCTCACATCAGTTTATATGCAATCTGTTCCTCAGGTGTCATTCCCAACGTTCCTTTTCATCAAGAACCTCCCGTTCAAATTCTTCGGCAGATTTATTTTCCACATTCGGGGTACCTTTCTGAATAATTTCTTCAACCTCTTCATCAGTCAAAAAATCTAAAAATCTTTGCATAGCATCTGGGAAACCTTCTTCTTTTACAGCACCACAAATGGTACAACTTTTTTCTGCTTTAGAGTGGATATACTGGGGCAAAAAAGGACAGTCACATTCCCAGAAATTCGGATTGGTATAAAAACTATTAGTCTCACTTTTGTGGAGTTCTAAATTTTGTTTGTATTCTTCTTTCATGGATAAGTTCCTTAAAGATGAGGATTTTAAAAACCTTTTGTTCTTTTATGATAAAGTTTTCAGTATTGAAAAACAAGTATCTTTTGATGTTTTGGAACAGTATTTCTTAGTGTCTACCTTGCTCTACCGTGTATTACAAATCGTAACGAATATCAGAGCGACAATGAGCAAATTTGAGCATGTGGTAGAGTGTTCCTAATTTTGATGCCAAGGTTTTCTTTTGCCTTTTTCTTCAAGTTGATTAGCAGTGTTCCGCAAAGCGTTGATGCAATCCTCTCGGTTAGCATTACTGATATAATTCCCAAATGTATTTTCAGGGGTTTTCTCAAATTCAAAAGTAACCAAGAAAAACCCCATCTTTTTACCAGCAACCATTTTAAGAGTTTCGTCAATTACATTTGCAAGAGGTTGTAAAATATCGTGGATTTCAAGTTTACTCATTAGGTGCTCCTTCATATTCAAAATCTTTGTATTTGTGTTGGGACTTACTTTTGGCAATGGGTTGAACCGTTACTAATTCAACACTGAGGTGCTCATCTGGAGGTTTACTACCTTCATTAGAGCCAATATCCTTTGTTATCATTTCCGCGATTGCTATTATTGAATTTTTGGATTTTACGGTAACCAGAAATTGGTGCACCATAATTTTGTACTCCTATTAAAGCAGAGTTATTTTAACCAAGTATCCATACAGGTTGAATAAATAGCATTGGATACACGGAGTCGTTCTTCTTCCCAATCTGTTTCATCGAATTCTCCATGATTACGATAAACAAACTGGATAGTAGGAGCTAGCATTTCTACTCCTTCCTGCCCTTCAATCATGCCCATAAGTTCGTGTAAACTGATTCCTGTTTTTCTGGCTATTACAACTGTTTCACCAGCAATGGCGGCTTCTCTGCAAGCTTGATGCTTGGTTATTTCTTCTCCATAAGAAGTCGTGGCAAACAGCATGAAAGTCAACAAACCGATTATTTTCTTCATGATTTCTCCTTTTCCTCCTCTTTTTGAGTTTCCCTCCTAATATAGTTCCAACAATATTTAGGAATCTTGATTCGGTATTCTTTAGGACACCATGTGGAACAACAAGTGGAGCAAATTGTTTTCACCCTATAACTTTATTCCTTTACAATGAGTAAAGTCTTATTAGCTTTGACCCACAAAACAGTCCCCATGTTGATCATTCGATAAGATTTGTTCCAGGCTTCTTCTTTGGGTAGAGTCATCAGGTATTTTCGATAAAGAAGCATGTCACCAACAAGAACATAGGAATTGCTAGGTTGTGCTGGAGATGGGCGTTTAGCGTTTTCTTTTGGTTTCCGAATGTGGGCGAGAATCTTCCGCACACTTCCATCCTTCTCTATGAATTCAGCAGAGAAGAGTTGACCCCTAGTGGCTTTCACTATGGGGTAGATTTTGAACCTTGAAATTTCTATTTCTCTGATATCCATGATTTTCTCCTTTATTTTGATTTAACTAACAAGTTTAAAAAATCTAGGATTAACGTGATTAATAATACCACGCCAATGGATTTATCTACCATACTATCAACCTCTCCAGAATGGATCGCGTTAGCTATCAAAACACAACCAAAAACAAAAGCGAAATTCATGAGTTTTCTCCTCTCCTTTCAAAGCCCTCGTCGGATTATTTCCTTCAGAACTTGTGGAGCTTCTTCAGCAATATTGCTTTTGGTTTCTTCATCGATGGGATATTCAATAAAACCAGATTCTTCATCCTCAGTATCCCAACTTGGATCATTTTTCTCAAGCCATTGTTTGAGCAATTTGATTTTTTCCTCTTCGATCAGCATACAGAAAAGGTATTCTTCAGGGTTACAACAACCACATCCAGAGTGATAACCCTCCTGAATTATTGTGTAAAATTCCACACCTTCTTGGAGAAGGTTTTCAATGCATTTGATATCATCTCTGGGAATCTTGGTAACATATTCACAATATTTTTCCATAGTTTTCCCCTTTAATGTTCGATAAGGTTTCTTCCACAATAAGGGTATCTACGCCAGCTACTTTGTATGAGACGGCGACGATTCGATAGGATGAGACAAACACAATCAACTATAGTTTATCTCCTATTCCAATCTACTTTAATAAGTTCGACTTTGGCTCCGTCATACCATTCAATCAAGGTTTGTTTCAGGTGTTCTTCAAATTCTCCAACATCTCCTCCAGGATCACCACTTTCAATTTCAATAGTAATTGTATCAGAGAAAGATCGAATACCAGCACCTGATTCTCCAGGATGATTAATTTTGAAAGTTACCTGTTTCATTCTTTCCCCCTTTTGAGAAAGTTTGACTTACTCAAGTTGAGGCTGGGATTCTGCACCCAGCCTCGCTTTCAACAGTCAAGCTTTATGTAGCCCTTCGGTTCTTGTGTTCGAAGGCTTTCGTAATCGCCGGCTGAATTTCGATGCGGCGCAGTTCTGACTTGATTTCATGGGTAGCATATTGGGTAGCTACACTATAGAACATCCAGCGATTCAGCTCACCGCTCTTGAGAGCAGTGGGGAGAATCAGGGAAGTGCTGGCTTCCGGAAGAGCTTCGATCTTTTCACGTTCGGGTTGAGAGAACGGAAGCTCGGCCCAGAGTTCCTCGTATTGATTCGGGAGCATCTTTTCTTCGGCCCATTCACGCCACAGCCCGGTCTGTTCGGAGAACTTGTTCATACCGTTGGTGATAGTTGCAGAGAGTTCATTCGGATCGAGGGATACAAGATGACGTTTTTTGAAGGAGTCGAAAGTCTGACCGACTTTCAGACCATTCGAACAGACGAGACGGAAAGCTCCGAAAGCTCCGCTGTATTTCCAACCCAGATCATATGAGCTGAAAACGTCGATGGTGGGGTTGACAAGATCATGGACTTTCGGATTGATGTCGAACAGAACTTCCGCAAACTTTGCCTCGACTCGCAGTTTGCCCCCGTCAGACAGAAGCTGGACGCTGATGGTGGGCTTGCCGAATTCAGGAAGTTTGTTGGCTGCTTCTTCGACCAGGTGAATCACTTCTTCATGCAGAACAGGTTGATAGGCGCTGGTGCAGACGTTGAATGCTGAACCAGTGTTCTGGTCAACAATCGCAAAGCGATCAGGAATCCGATTCGCACTGCTGGGACGACGACCGTACCAGAGGGGTTCGAGAACGACGTTGGGAAACACTAGATTGTACCTGGTTTTCACGTCCTCACGAATTTCTTTGACTTCCTCAGGCGTTCTTTCTTTCATGTTGCCTCCTCTCCCTTTTTCTCGGGATCGATTAGTGTTTGCTGCTATGATAATTATATATGACCAATAGCAGTTTGCAAGCAAAATAATTATTTTTTATCTTTTATTTTCCTTTTACCACTGAATTGTCTCGGGTGTCTCCCGAAAAAGGTTTTATCTTTCCAAGGTTTTATTTTCTTTAAAGTGGAATGAATTTCTTTCTTGGGGGAAAATTTTTCTTTTGTTGACATAAAAAAGAAAAATTTTTTATATTTCCTTTGGTAGCAAAGGGTGCAAATGTATCCAGGACTAGGATCAACATCGTCATCAAAAGCACCTTTAACATGAATGTCAGCCCAGTTAGTGCAGCCTAAAACTTCACACCTGAAACCTTCTTCTTCACCGTTAACAATTCTAAGAATTTCAAGGCTCATAACTTAATCCTTTCATAATCTAATTTGTTCGGAGCCTCAGTTGAAACACAAGTAATAGCAGAGTATAGCTTGATACTATGGAATAACGTCCTGACTGCGGTAGAAGCTCAAAAATATTTGGTTCGTTGTTTACTTGACACATAATAATATAGATGATCCCAAGGATCATCTTCGTATTGGAAAGATTTCTGTTTGGGCAAAATCTTATCAATAGGCTTTTTAGAATTAATTTCTTTTCGGCAAGCACCACACGATTTATTAATCTTGATACCGTGTTTACATGTAGGTATGAATTTGGACATAAGGTTATCTCCTCAATATTCATTCTTGAAAAATTTTAATTCCTCGTGTATTAAGATTACTCCATCTTCATCGATTAAGGCAAAGAAGGTACCAGCCATGCATTCACAAACAAATATTGGGTAATCAGTGGAATGCTCAAGGATTTCTTCCGTCTTTAGTCCCTCTATGGAAGACAGTTTTTGGATACCATCATCCATATTATCCTGATTTTCACTGAACAGAGTAGCAGAACTATCATCATTTATGCTGAATCCAGCTTTCCAATTTAGAAAATCAAGTATTTCTTTTTTCATGGTTTCACCTCAAGGTAGAGATACTTAGGAGTATGAAAATCACACCTACCAATAAAGTCAAGGGGTTTGTCGAATTTGTAATCATTAGTATACCGATTATAAAACTTACTCCTTTTATAAAATTCATTATGTATCCTATAAAGTAAGGGGTAGATTTCTCTACCCCTTACTGATTACTTAATTTGAGTTTTCCCACCGTTGGGACCAGCAAGTGGTCTGGAGATATTCACCTTCTTACCTGCTTCAACTCCTGCTCGGTGAGCCTCGTAACTCCCGGTCAGTTTCACTCCTCGACCGCGTCGAAGATTGGGAAATTGTTGTTGAACGAAAGTGGATAACCCTTGATTTTTGATGACCATCAGGGCTGATCCAGCTTCATCGAAAGAAGCATTTCGACGGTCATAAAGATCCTTCATGCGGCGACCAATCTCGTTGACCATCGCATAGGCGAAAGTGTCCCTGTCAGCTTTTTTGGAGAATTTGTGATTTGCCTGCATCCCGACAGACCGGCGCAGATATTGGAAGAAAAAGACGGTGATTTCGATATCCGTCTTGGTACCGCAGTACATGAGAACCCAGGGTTTAGTTCGTTGAACAACCTTGACATCGAAAGCTTCTGAAATGACAAGAGCGAGGGATCCTTCCCAATTCACAGGTGCCTGTTTGTTCATGTCCACATCGATTCGGGAGAACATATCTTTAGACTTGCCAGCTCTGAGGTCAGCAAAATCGATGCTGTATTTTGCCATCAGTTTGGCAGCCATTGCATTGGCAGCCTCACGTTCACCTGAGAGACCATTGTTGCTGTCTTTCCCAAGTTCCATGAGCTTGAGAATCTTGTCAACCATTGCTTTTTGTTCAGTGGAAAGTGCCATTTCTTTTCTCCTTAAATGGAAGTCCTGCATTTAGAGGGTCTGTTGCAACGGGAACAAGGGTGGGCCTTCGTGGCGTTGTAGATGAGGATCCCTTTCTCGGGGTTCAGTTTGAATTGAGGGCAAAACTGCTTGAATTTCTCGTCAGGGGTGTAGGTCTTTTTAATCAGACCACCCAAGGCTTTAAATGGCTTGTTCATCAAAACCTCCAGGAAGCGTCTGGGGTCGATGTCTCAAGCATCGACCCCAGACGGTTGTGATCAGATAAGTTCGAAGTGGATTTTACCGTCAGCTTCAATCTTCTTGCACTTGTCGGCGCGATTTTTGATCAACCAGGCAATGTGGCTTTTGACACGACTGACGGTAGTTTCGGTGTCTTCAGCGTGCTTTGTGAGGGTCTTGTGAGATTCCAGAGACACATCGATTTTGCCGTTCTGCATCGTGAGGTAAGATTGGGAGAATTTGCTGACGGGGCCAGTTTTCGGACGAGCCGCTCGGGCAGTACCGCCGGAAGCAGAACTGGACTTCTTGCCCTGGGGGGCCTGGGCTTTCCGATGCTCGGTCAAAGTTTTGCAGGCTTCAGCACAGTCCTTGAACTGCTTGACGCAATCCTGGCAGTAGTCGGAATTCAGATCGAACGAGCCGAAGATTGCCGGGTCACATGCGTCGGGGTGTGATTCAGCGAGAACCTTGACGGCTTCAGCGACCGCTTTTTCTTTTTCAGCATCAGCGGCGCCGACTTTTCCAGCTTCTTCTGCCACGATCTGAGCATCTTTGGCGAGAGCGGCCGCCTCTTCTGCGAGAGCAGTGGCATCTTTGGCGAGAGCAGTACCAGCACCGTTCATTTCAACGACTCGACGTTCTTCGTTTTGCCGACGTTCTTCAGCGGCGTCCTGTTTCAATTCCTCCTGGTATTTCTCTTCGTCACTTTTCAGAGCGACGGGATTGGGGGTTTGGGACTTCTGATCTTTCTCAGCGGAACGACGTTGGGAAGCTGAAGTTCTTTTTGCCATGATACTCTCCTTTGCAAGTTGCGCCCTTTTACTCGGGCTGTTGAATTACTCTTGTATATATAATAGCAGTTAGAAATAAGAATGCAAGCAGGAAATAACAAATTTTCATCCGAAGTGCATTTATTTTCCCCTCATTCTGAAAGTGAGGATGATAGCATCACCTTCGGCACTTATACAGTTGAAATTGGGGTGATCGGTAATTCTACACACGGCACTTTTCAGGATGAGGGTGTTTTCAACTTTGGCTTTTACCACCATCCCATAATCATATTCCAACCATACATTTGCCTTCAGCCCAAGATTGGGAAGGAATTTATTTTCGATTTCTTCAAGTAAGGATTCATTTGTCTTCGAGGTGTCAGTTGACAGAGCAAGAAGGCGGTTGAATTCTGCGGAAGGCATTACTTTGTGATCGGAAGCGCCCATGATGTGTCTCCTTTAATGACGACAAAACGTATACAAGAAAGTTGGTTCTCCGTGAAAGGCGCAAAGTTCTCAAATTCTTTGTTGGGTATTTTGAGGGAAATGTAAGCATGTCGGTAATAGCAACCTGATACACCATATTCAAGTTCAGCATAATCCCAACAGTTAAGAAAACTACGTATATAATCAGCATTTTTTGGGGTGATAGTCAAACCCCTAAACCATTTAAACCGCACATATTTCGTTCTCTTTTCATTGTAATCGGGACTTGCACCCAATAAAATGGAGACGATATGAACAGCAGGATGACGGGTTCTTGGTATTTTTTTCATAGTTTTAATCCCCGAAAACGTAAGCGAGGTCATCGACAATCTGGAGCACTTGGGCTATCCCACATAACCCGAGTTTGGCATACATGTGATTGCACTCCAATTCTAAATAAACTCCAGTGAGTTGTGTCTTGTTCTTCCACTGGGGCCTGCCTTTGATCATAAGCTCTGGCGCCCATGTTCTGCCTTCATCACCTGTAACTAGAACAGGTGTAGCCTTTTGTGTAACACCGTCGAGGACAACTTCTGTGCTGGGGAGGAAGAGAAACCCTACACCATTAGATACGGTGCGGAATTGAAGATTGTTCTCTTCGGCAAATTGGTGGAGCTTTTTATTCCTCAAGTGTGAACTCCCCAGCTGTTTGAATGTTGGTGAAAAATAACAGCACCATTGAACCAGATACCTTCTTCTTTGCCCCATTTGTTGATGTGGCAGACTGAGAAGCCGAAGTCATGGTTATCATTATTGTCCTTGTAAAGCCTCACCTTGATGTCCTCATCAGAATACTTACAGAGGTAGGTAAAAGACTTCATGAGTTCGGGTAAGCAGCCTTTTTCTTGAGCGAAAGCTACCACCTCAGCAAAATGGATGGCGTCGATGATCTCCAGATTGTGGATAGGATTTTTGACTGGCATAGATTATACTCCTTCTTTTAAAGCGAGGGTAGATACTTCTTTAATCACCGCAGTTTCGGCAGACATGCCATACCCTGCGTCCGAATAAGTGTCGATGAATTTCTGGGCAATAGGTTTGGAGTTGAATTTCAGGACATACTTAGGATCCTTAGTGATCTGAACACACTGATGGGCTCTTGAGAAACCACGCACTTTGCCGCATGGTAATTCGATGTAGAATGGCATCCTCTTTGTTCCTCTCTTGTTTGGGTTGACTCTTCGAATCTGGGCTGGATATACTCCAGCCCATCTTCCAAAAATCAGTCATCCTGAGTGATCATTCTCGTGGGTGCAAGTGCGATCTGGGAAAACACCGTGTTGTGGAAAGGACAGTTGTAGACGCAAACCTCGAAAACGGTATCCTCAGGCCATTCTTGATTCCAGACAGTAGTTTCGGTAATTTCGGTGACAATCACATTCTTGGTGAAATGAGAAGGAATGGCAATTACGGTATCCGTCTTTGAGAGATAAAACCCAGGACCGTTGAACGCCACGTTCAATTCTTTTTCAAACTGTTTCTTGGTCATGAACTGTCGCCAATCTGGCAATAGTTGGTGCATAACTACTACTCCTTCTTTCGAGGGTTGGTGTTGCTGATCTGCTATCTATATAATAGCAAAAATACAGTACCTTGCAAGCGAAAAACTATCATTTGTACCCCTCCCAATGAAATAATTTACCCTCTTTTAGCCTATGATCTTACCGAAATTGTAAGACATTTTGAATGACCGACCCGCTTTCAGATATCGATCTATGAGCCAAGTGTATTGGGAATTAACGCCTTCAGGTAACGGCTCTAAATCTTCGTCAAGAAAGACGATAGCTTGGTGACCCATATTCTGGCATTTTACGATTTCAGCGAGAGCTGAGTGGATATTCAGTCCAGAAACCCAAGTCTCTCGTTTCACTCGACCAGGTACGTAGTGAACAACATTCAACCTGGATCCGAATTCATCGAATTCTTCTTGAACCTGGGCTTTGGGGATCTTGTATGCACGGCGTTTCATTTCGGATTCCTTTCAAGGGCTTTTTCGTAAGAGAATATCATCCAGAACCAATTCTTTGTCTTTACTGAATATTGCAGCAAATATGGAACTTGCTGCAATTGCGAGTACAGGACTGATACTCACCACTCTCTCAAGAGCTTTCTCGTAAGAGATGACTCCACCAGGAAGACCAGATTCAAGGTCAGATTCGAGGATCTCAGTTAAGAGGACAGGGTAAGCAGTTTTTCCAGTCTTCTTGAGGAGTTTTGTTCTTGCAAGCGAACGGACAGCAGAGGGAGGATATTTGTCGGGATTCTCTCCGGTCCATTCGTCAAGCTGTCCGTTTACAATGATGGTTACATACTTGTTCCGAAGCATAAATTCCTCCTTTAGTCGTTTTTGATTTCGATTACGGGACACCCATGATGGACAGAAACACCAGTCATACTGGGGTATGTCTGCATCATGTATTGGATAAACGTTTTAGGGAAACGCCCCATATACTTGATTCGAATCAAGGTGTAGGTAGAAGCTCCAGGACCAAAAGTAAATTGTTTGTCAGTACAAACAACTTCTCCTTGTTGGGTCAGCATGATTTTGAGGATTTGCTCGTCGCTGGTCATACTCGTTTTCTTCATAACGGTTCTCACTTTCTCTGAGGGTTGATAAGATATTCTTTAGTATTATGATAATAACATCGGCATATATACCTACAAGTGAAAATATCAGAGGTGTTTATTTTTCTTTTCCGAAGTTTCACATTCGGATGGTTATGGTTACCTACGGCCCAACCTAAATAATTTCAAGGATCTACCTTATAGGTAATTATCACGGCAGGCTCCTGGTGGTCAGAAGGCAATACAAAGCCCAAAGGAATGGGGAGAACTCTCGTCCTCCCCTAATGAATCAGACTTTCTTCAGTGCGGCAGCCAGGATTCGTTTCTGTCGCCGATTGATCGGAAGCTTCTGCTGTTGACGTTCTTCGATGGCTTCAGCCAGTTTCAGCACCTTCTTACTCAGTTTCATTTGATCCTCCTCTGTGGATGATAGATTCGATTTCTTCGTCGGTCAACTTCTCTAGGTCAGACTGTCTTACATCTGGATAACCTTCTTTTTCAACACAATTACATCTGGGACAGGACAGTTCACTCTTGTGGTGAATAAACTCGATAGGAAAACAACAGTCACACTCCCAGAACAGGGGATTAGTATAAAAACCCTTTCTTTTATGGGAGATTCCACATATTGAACACATTGTAGAATTTCCAGGATGAAAATCTAACTTCTTGCTATAGAATTCCTTTTTCATGATTTCTCCTTACACCGTGTTGATTTCGAAGAGAACAGCCATCATCAGGGTCAAGATCAATAAGATCAGTATCCAGGCGAGTCGGATATTCTCCTGACGATCTTGCTCCTTGTCGCCCAACTGTTTCTCAAGAAAACGCTCTTCCATGATTATTTTCCTTTCTTTGTGTGAACTGCCCTATGACCTGACACCCATCCTAATTCCCACTCTTTCCACTCTTTACTATATTTTTTATAAGGGTTAATTGCTTCATAACCATCATTTACCCATCCCTCCCATCCATCCTTATACGCTTTGTTTATTGCTTTTTCCATAAATGGATTCCTTCCTTAGTTATTCAATCTTTTTACCACACATAGCACAAGTTATATGTGGTCCCACTTTGGTTTCAAAATAGTGTTTACATGTCGTCTCCCCAAATAGAATATTCTGATCTAATACTATTATGCATAGGTATCAGATACTTTCAAGTAAAAATCAAGAGGAATACAAATAATTTGACCTACAGGGGGTTTTCTCTCAGAGCGTGAAGAGATAGAGTATGAGGGTGTATTTACCGCTCTCAGATTTGCTCTCTCCGCTGTTCCAAATGCTCTTGTGTCGATTCGTACAATGAGAGATTCAACGTTGGTGCCGACGAGATTTGAAAAGCCTAGGGACCGCCTAGATTATATAATAAGGAAGGGAGCCTATACCGACTCCCTTCAATGTTTATTCAAATTCAACGCAAGAGGAGGCACGATCGAAGGCGAAAATGATTTCAATCTCGACGCTTCCGGGAGCCCAGGTCCATTTGCAGACAATGAAACCACCACTTGAACTGCGGGTATTATCCCGATCACTTGCCATCACCGAATTAAACAGGTCACCGACAGTGGCTTTCAGTTCGGCGACGGAAGGAAACCCATTGGGGTCCTCGACGCCAATCCATGTACGGTTGGTTGCTTTCATGTGCTCCGCAATCTTTTCGTAATCGATGCGGGCATTGGCTCGAAGAAATGCTTGGTACATAGAAACCTCCGTTGTGAAAGTTACCTGCGGAAAAGAATGTTACAACACCACAACAACCACACCAGGTGTATTGTGAAGAGTCCGAGTCCGACAACGTTGATTAACAGCATGTTAACCTCCCTTAGGTTGATTTGTATTCTTCCAGAAAAGCTTGCTCCAGTTTCTGGATCGTTTCTTCATCAGTTATGAGGTATTTCTCCTCAGCATTCACCCATCTACCTGCACAACGATAGAATAGACGACCGTGGAACTTGAGATATTCTTTTTGCTGGCGTCGGTTAAGTGTCGGTTTCATATGTAGTCACTCGGAGAACCGTAAGGATCTTCGTGGTATTCATTATACACGGTAGCATCGAAGGTGTCGAAAGTTTCCTTCTTGATGAACTGCCCACAAGACAGAAATTCATCGATCATAGATTCAGCTTGTTCACCTACTCCGTGAAGCCAGCCATCTTCTTTCTCACTGTCCCAGATGAATTCGTATTCCTCACCGGATTTAGCGGTGATTCGAAGTATTGTGACCCAGCAGGGAATGTCGATGACCACTTTGTAAGCATTGGGTCGAAGGTTATCTAGAGCATCATCGGTACAAGAACAACGACCGTCCTTGACAATATCACCACAGCCAGAATCAATCCCATCAGGATCATCTTCCCAATTATACCAGCAGACGGTGCCGTCGGGCCGGGGAGGTGTCTCTTCGAAACCTTGTTCCAGCATAATGTAGCCTGTCCAGATATCTTGCTGGGTAGGATCGGCAGGATTGAACGTCCGACTCTCATGGGTTCCGATGTTTTTCAGAATGTTTTGGAGATAACTCAGATTCTTGGACATAACAGTGATCCTTTCATCTTCTAGAGGAAAAAGAAAACATCTCTTTACATTGTTATGATATCAGAGGCAGCTATCACCGCAACAATAAAAGCGAGGTGACAGCATTTTTCTCAGCCTTACAAAACAGTGAAATGAAACGTTATATAGAGTAGATACCAGGTCAAACAAAATGATGCAACCACACAATATTGTTGATATCCTTGTAAATCGTGCTATAATCAAAACAGTAGAAGAGACACAACTAACCACGAAGGGAGACAAGGATCATGGGACAGAAAGAAATTGATACTTACAAGGCTATAGGATACACGGAAGAACAAGCCAACCTCCTTGACAAGATCGATGATTGCTTCGAGGAAGCTGTCAAGCTGGATATGTTGACAGGTGATGAAGCAGAGGAAATTGGCAGATTCTGCGGCAAGATCATGGGTCCCAGGCTGCTCACCAAGCAATAAGAAAGGATAAGAACATGGGACAGAAAAGGATAAACAAATTAGGGGTGGATTGTGAAACTCATGATAAAAAAGAATTAATTGGTAGGTTAGGTAAATTAAAAACAACAGTTACGGTTGAAGATGGTGGAATGTACCATCAGGATAAAGAATATTCTCAAATATGGATAGATACAACGATGACGGAAGAAGAATTGGATTGTTGGCTTTTTGAAACCAAATTTAAAGACGCTATTCCAATAGGTGTATTTGTCAGGAAAGGATAAGGACATGTTGGTATGTTCTCAATGCGGAAACACCGAGTTTATTATAACCATAGAGGATAAGGTATTCATAACCGATCTCCTTTTCACCTCTGATAAGAAAAAAGAGATCAGAGAGGTGGTAGTGGTCACCTGATCAAAATGCAACAGAGAGGAGGATATTGCGGAAGACGGAGAATTGAAGAATTCCTTTCTTGCTAGGATTTAAGAAAATGTGAGAACAAACAGGGGAACAAGTAGAAGGAGGAATCCACAGGAAAATAAAAAAATTTCAAAACAAACACTCAAACAACCTAGTATACCTACCTTCTTGTACTACCCCTGTATGCAAGAGATGAGACTAGAGTATAAGTATACCTATGGGTGGTAAGGTAGTAAGGTATGGGTACTTAGGATATCAAGGCTTTATTGATGGATACCAAGGCTTAAATTCTTAACAGGCTTCGACAGGTATCTAATGGAAACACTGGAATTTTCTTCAACAGGTGCTCCTGCCTCCACATATTACATTCGTTACGCGCCTACCTGAGGAATAATCTCACATTCGGGGCTATGCGGTCACTCAAGGATATTCGGTAGCGGCTCCTAGGAAGGAGAACGGATATCACACATTCGGGCGGTCATCGGGACCCTCGGAGCCGCCTGGAGTCCTCCAAGGAGCCACCACCCATTTATATAACATGGAGGTCTCCAGGCGGTGCCTTGGCGGTCAGAAGGAAGGAGCTATCCTTACACGTTGCTTCTTACATACTCTCAGAGACTTGTCAGACAGGTGGCACCTTGGAGGTCAGGAGGAAGGAGGAGTCCAAAGGAAAACCCGGCCTACTGCACCGAGTTCCTTATAGGATATCAGATCAGAGGTCTATCTCAAAGAACGAGGTGCATTCCTCATCCTCTTCAACTTCTTTCAGCTCAGGGACAGGGGCATAAACAGGGACTCGGTATTCCTCACTTTGCTCACGTTCCTGACGAAAGCGTTTATTCATCTCATCATAGAAGGAACCCGGCACAGGCGTACCATCTTCGAATGTAGTAGGGATGTCAGAATAGTCGGTCATGACGGGATTCCTTTCTTCTGATTTCTTTGCTCTTCCCGAGCCATGAACTGCATGGTATCAAGAGCATCTTGTTTGTCATCGGTGTAGTAGGTGCGATCTTCTTGGTATTTACCGTTAACATACACCTTGATGGAATGTTCATCAAATTCTGTATCATAGTGGTATAGAAACCTCACATTACCGACAACAATCTTTGCTTTCGTAGAAGCCATAACGTTCTCCTTAGGAAAGAGTGATCCGGTGGAAGTGACCTCCCGTCGTGATTTGTACATACTACATTTCACCTTCCTGTAATTTCATTTATACTCCTCAATAAAAGTGTAGCAGATCGGACAGCACAACCCAAAGGAACGAATGCTAAGCGGTGGACGTATAAGCTGATCGCGCTTGGTAAACGTTTTACAATTAGGGCAGGTAACGGAGTCCTCGTTCGCGTTATCTGAATCGATCGGTAATTTAGAAGCCATAACGTTCTCCTTAAGAAAGAGTGATCCGGTGGATGTTCAAGTAACAGACATAAGACAGACCCATCAAGGCAACAACTTCATTGTACTGTTTGACAGTACGTGGGTTAACTTTACCATGTTTGCAACGCAACAGAGCTTTCGAGTAATTGGGACATGCGGAGCAGTTCATGAGGGATTCTCCTTGCTGTTGATAACTTCATGATAAATTTGAGCAGCCACAGCGTAAGAACAATTGCCTAGGCGCATGATGAATTGAATCTTTAGATTTCTTAGATCTATGGCTTCAACAAATCTTTTGTCTTCATCTGTCATTTGTCAACTCCTTGTCAGTGTTCACGGTGAAAACTTCTTTTACAGTATCAGTATAGCAAAGGTATTTGCTCCTGTCACAAATAAGTTGATTCCACTGCATTTTTATTCGCCAGCTGGCATTCGGAGCCATGCGGTGTAGGTGGGAAGGTTTCACATTCCCACGGGCGGCTCCAGGCATTCGGAAGGACACGGCCACATTCCCAACCTCACATTCCCACGGACGGCTCCACATTCCCACGGGCACGGCTGGTGGACCCGAGGCTCACATTCCCACGGGCATCTCCTCGGGTCCACCGCTCCACACGGCTCCTCCTAGGGTGGCGGCTCCTCGGAGGACATTCAGGCGTTGGCGGTGTAGAGGTACAGTATTCAAAGGAATGGCCCCGGAGCAGGCCCGGGGCGAGGGAAAGGGTTCTAGGTGAGGCACTTCAGCAGTGCCAGCAATACGACGAATGCAGATATATGATTAATCATATATCACGTCATATCAGTGAAGCAAGAAAAACAAAAAGAGCAGTCTGCAACGAGCACAGAACGAAACAAACAAGCTTGTTTTTGAGAGATTCTTTGCATGTAGTGACTTGCATAATTATCATCTTTCTATGCTTGCAAGCTTGATATGTGAATCAAGCTTGCAAGCATCAGATTGTTTTATTCAGCGACGACGAACTTGAAACGCTTGTTATCAGAAGTATCAGTCACACGTTTTGCATGTGTACAGTTTTTCATGATGTAAACGCAGTGTGACTTGATACGTGCTTCTGAACATTCTGTAATTTTCATCAGCTCTTTCATGCTGTGAAATTCTTCAAGCGCGCGATCAATACGATAATTCTGTCGAGTGCTTTCGAGAAGTCTGCAAAACTTCGAAGTCGTTGAAGTCGACGCAGATTGATTTCTTTTCACTTGTGCATTGTCAATCATGCGTTGCTCGATAGCTTGCACTTGCTCTTCACGAGTCATGCAAGCAAACTGTTCAGCGTCGATGTTGAGCAGTTGAGCATGATTTTTTCTGTCGAGTGCTTGAGTATCATAAGCTTGATTCATCTTGAGTGCTTCACTGTGAATCAGATACGAAGTGATCTTGCAGTGAGCTGAAAGCTTGACAGTCTTCTGAGTGTTGTTCTTTTTAGATTGCTTTTTCATTAACAATCTTCTTTCTCTCTCATTAATGAGAGCTGATTGAAGCATCATTGCTTCATTATCAATATAGCATAGTGCAAGCTATGTGCAAGCAAACAAATCATTTTTTTCAGAAAAAGAGCAAATCGATTTAAGAGCTGTTTTTGTGCGAAATAGAGCTATTTCTAGAAAAGCATAGCAACTCAAGCACATATCACTAATGAGAGCTTAAATTGCTGTTTTTGTGCGAAATAGAGCTATTTTGTGATTTGAGATAGAATCTTTTTTTCACTGCTGAGATCAATCGTAGTTATCATATACAAGCAGATCACGGGATTATATTTGCTTAATAAATATAAAAATGTAATGATTTCAAGTACTTAGCCCCCCTCGATCTATCTTCATTAGAAGATTTTTTGATGTGAACGTAGGACCCAACCATAATTTTTTCCATATTTACGGAAGTTGGTCACCTTTCCTCTTAAAAGCTCAGTAATTATCATAAATTTACAGAAGTTGGTCACCTTTCCTCTTAAAATCGCTGATATCTGCCAACTGTTATCTGGTATCTGAAATCTGCCTCCCTATACAGGTACAAAAATATCGCCGACTCAGATTTCGAATTTATAGCAAAGGTAAGTGTATCGCCTCGAAGCCCCAACTGTAGGCATTAGCAGAATTCCCAGGTAAAAAGAGCCAAAATAAATATGCTTGACATACATTACAGAACCATAATAGGATGAACCAAAAGGAGGATAAAATGGCACTCAAAGAGCCCGAAGAATCTAAAGAGTATCACAAACCAGTAATCGACATTGCTAACAATTCGATGATGAAAGGTGAAGTACGAGAAGGGAAGCAACTGATAGCTTGGGATTCCATCCAAGATTGTAATACCGAAAGATGCCCCATAGGTAAAACCTGCTTGTATGCGAGGATATCGAAGGAGAAGTGCGCTTTGCAGGTAGGATACCTGCAAAACCTCACTGATACGATATTCTCTACCTACAGATACCTTGATGAAACCTCGATGTTTAAGATAGGTATGCACCTCATACCTTTGTACTCCCAGCTTTGTCGCCAGAAGATAGTTGAAAAATCAGTAGGACGATTAGCATATGAGGACGAGAAGGGACGAACTCATATCCACCCAATATATAAAGAGATACGTGAGACCATGAAGGTCATAACTATCTTGTGGCGGGAAATGGGATTCCCAGTAGCAATGAATCCTGACGTGCCTACAGGTAAAGCAGGATTCGGGGATGCCTCACATTATGAGACGATATCTCGGGAAGCTGACAATAAGAGGAACATTGTCCGATAACCTCTACACAGGAGAGTTAGAAAATGCGACTGGACATCCGGGAAGGGTTTACTGAGGAATGCCTGAAACATGTTGTAGTAGACACTTTGACAAAGCAGATAATTTGGGATGTAGTTGCCGCAGATGATTCCTTAGGGATGTACCTGATACATAACGATGAAGAAAAGACTATTGAACTGGGGGAATACCGAACAGTTATGAACCCAAACATCAAGATCGTACCTATAAAAGAAATAATCAACGGTATTTGGATAGGAGGAGAATAATGAGCTTTCCTAGATATCCTGAACGGTGCTTGCGGGGGAATTCAAGATGTCAGCCCTATAGCCAGATCGCTTCAAACGTAGGACTTGTAGAGGATCAAAGCTTTTTCTGTTGCGGTAAGCATGATGGAACTATGGCACCTGTAGCCCAGGACAAATATACACTTTGCTTCAAAGGACCTCATCGGGACGACATGGTTTTCATGGATCGTAGGGACTTGGTAGATCAAGCTCATGTAATCCTTGCTGCTCTCAGCTTCATAGAGCTAGATATGATGGAAGAGAAAGATGAGGAAATAACCCATCTGAAGTCCGTGATATCGGGACAGCGGATAGCAATATCCTATGCCACTATCCTAAATAACGGACTTTCAAACAACGAGCCTGTAGATAGGATTCTGAGAGAAGTATACCTTAAATACCAAGGAGAAGACGAATGAAGAAAATCTTGCTGTTATTCTCGGTATTTCTGTTCTTGACTTCCAGCTGTTTTGCAGAAGGGTATAACCGCGAGGAGTTCGGAGGATGGATTGATGCTGATGGTGACGGACAAGATACCAGAGAGGAAGTGCTGATAGAGGAATCTCTTATTCCTTTGACTTATTCCTTAAGAAAAGCATGGGAACTCTTCCCTATATTCGGGCTGTTCTATTGTGAACTGACAGGACAATATGAGACGGATCCAGGACTTCTGGACATCGATCACCGAGTTCCTCTCAAAGAAGCCTATGAATCAGGAGCCAAGAACTGGCCGAAAGAAAAGAAAGTTGCCTACGCTAATTATCTAGATAACCCCAATCACCTTGTAGCTGTTATGGCAGGAGCTAATCGATCAAAAGGATCGAAGGACGTAGCTTTGTGGTTACCTATCGTAAATAAGACGGAATACATGGAGAAGTGGATAGAAATTAAGGAAGAATGGAATCTCTGTTATGACCCTGCCGAAGAAATCGTCTTATCAAATCATGGATTTACGGTAACTAACATCTGCTCTGATGAGTGAGGATAAATCATGATACGAATAATCCTGGCATATTTCGGTTATGCTAAAATTCCTGTAAAAGTTGTTCAGCTCTCAATCATGCAAGAGGAATATATTAAAAAATTAATAGATTTGAGGGATTCAGAAGATTGGAAACGACTATTTGAATCCCATTTAGAAGGTCAAAAGACACTAACTCACTTTCTGAGGTCTTGTAGATTATTAGATAGGGGTAGTAAGAAATGAAACCAGTCCTGCTACGCAGAAAACCAGCACCTATCACACAGGAAGAGGTATATGATCCTTCTCTGTATGATCCTGATAAATTACCCCCATATCAGATATATGAACCTTTGGACTATCGTGATGGTCCTGAGGGCTTTATCAAGTGGTGTGAAGATAAGGTCTGTATCCCGATCTATCCTGAAGGAAGTGATATTGCCCAATGGGTCAGTATTAAGGATTTGAGTCCTGACATCCACCCTAAATCAGGAAAAAGCTACGATCATATCTGGCAGATGCAGAAGGTAGAGATTCGTAAGTGCCTGAGAATGGTCAACGGGCGTTTTATTTATCGTCTGATCATACTGAGCTGGATGCGGGGGGAAGGAAAGTCACTCCTAGCTTGCCTTATTCAGTTATGGAAGTTTTTTAACTGGCCAAAGCAACAGATTGTCCTCGGAGCGAATAGTAAAGACCAGATTCGTTTCGTCCATTATGATATTATGAGGGACATCATCAAAAACAGTCCAACCCTGCTTGCAATATGTGGGGATAGGAACGTTCAGGAGAAAGAAATACGCTTGCGGGATGCTTCAGGTAACGTTTCGTCAGTTTTGCGTCCCATATCGTCTTTTTCGGGTATTGTGTCGAATATTACAGGATACACGTTTTCTGAGATATTTGACATGAAGAATCCGAAGTTTTTTACACAGTTAGACGGGTCTATAAGGAACATTCCGAACGCTTTAGGGGTTATTGACTCTACAGTTTCCCCAAAAACCCACGTTTTATATAAAATGTACCAATCTTTTGTAGCTAGGCGCACTAAAACGCTCTTTTTCTCGTACCGATGCTCCAAAGAGGCTTCAATTGCTGATTATTGGAATCCAAATATGGACCAACAGCAGTTGGACGACTATAAAGAGAAATTCCCTCTAGGGGACTTCGAAAAGTATTTCATGAATGTCTGGGGAAGTAATGCCCAGCAAGTTTTTACCGCAGAAATGCTTGAAGGGATGAATTATATAGGAATAAATAATAAAGTCACCCCTTACAGCGATATTAGAGAACACATTGCAAAGAAACTCAAGCTCAAACAGTCGGTAGAGGATCTAGTTCAGAGAGGAATACCTTGTGATTTTGAGACAGAACTTAAGGAAGTCAATTTACTGCAATCCCAATTGGTACCCGTAGAAAACATTTACCGACTGCGAGATAAGCATGGAATATCTTGTTCCGCTACTCTTGCAGACCTAGATAAATTGGGGGAAATCTATGACACTAACTGGGCCGTCCTCGCAGGAATCGACCGAGCAGATCCACTCAAAAAAGACCGCACGTCGGCGAGAACTATTGTTACGATTACGGCAAAAGGTCTACCTGGAAGTAAATCAAATATCTTGGCTGCTGACGGTGGTAACCCTCAGTATATGTATATACTCCTTAATATCGTTCATGTTTCTGATAGTTTACTTGAGGGAATTAAAGAGGCGATTCTGGAAGCCCATGAAACGTTCGACGGAGTAGATGCAATATGTGGGGAGCGGTGGGGTATCTGGGACATGGCTCCTTGGTGTGATGAGCATGGAATTGTGTTTGAACCTATACACCCTTCTTATGATAAGCAGAAAGCCGCGTTTGCAGAGCTTCATGGGGCGATCAGTACGGGACGATTCAAGACACCACCCATAGCTGTATGGGGAAGCAAGAATGAAGACATTTTGAAGGAAGAAGCAGAAATCTTCTATCATGATGATGAGAAAAGATGGTTCGGATCACCCGAAAAGATGGAGAAAAATGGAGTACAGGACGATGTTATGTTTGCTGAAGGATGGGGCATCTATGGAGGCCGACTATTCAAAGCTGACACTTTTAAAGAACGGAACCACAAGATATTTTTTGGTACTATGGTCAGAAACAAAGCACTCCTCACTTCAAATATGAAATAGGAGATAATATGAACTTTTGTTGGGTTAAGAAAAAAGTATTACTTCTTATGAAGGAAGAAGGATGGAAGAAGTTTCCAAATGAAACTGGTGGTATTTTGCTAGGTTATCGAAAAGATCGTTCAGCCGTAGTGACTCAATTAGTTGGTCCTGGTCCTTTAGCCAAACATGAACAGTTTGGATTTACTCCAGATTATGGATTCCATATGTCAGAAGTGGATAGAATATTTGTAGAATCAGAAGGAACTGAAATTTATTTGGGTGATTGGCATACCCATCCTAAAGGATCTACAGAATTAAGTGATTTGGATATAAAATGCCTTGATACGGTAGCAAAATATAAAGAGGCTTATAATCCCAATCCTCTGATGCTCGTTTTAGGTGGGAATCTAGATCGTTTGGGTGTGTATGGTTACTCTAAAGAACGAAAAGTGACAGGTTTACCATATGTTCTTTTCAGTTAACAGATATGAGCATTTCACAAATTGGAGTAGCTCACCGCTCAACACCGTGCTTCTCCGAACTGTTCTTGACACTCAAAATAGACGCAATTTGTGTCAGAAAGACAAATCCCATGAGTGATGATCCCAGAAAAGCTAAAACCTTAGGAGAAGCTTGTGAAAATGTAGATGGGTCATTTAACGGCATAAAAATGATATCCTGGTTATCAGAAGTGCTAAACCCAGGAAAAGGTATACCTGAAGAAGAAGTGCTTAAAATATGGGAAGAAGTAAGGGTTAAAAAGAATCAGAAAAAATAATTCTTGGATATCAATATTTTACTTGATATGTCAAAAATTGGGGTGTATTTTTATGATAACCAGGTAAACCAAGAGGCTATTAGATGAAAAACAATTCTGAAAAATTGAAGATAGCCATATCAGCTCTTGAGGACCTAAATGATGGTGAGCTTGCGGGACTCAAGTTCTCTATGCCTTGGCAGATGGATGAAGAAGAAAGGTCCAAAAGTGATCCTGACTTCAGAAATTCAGCATCCGAAGAAATGAGTAGGGAAAAACTTCAGTTGTCTTGTTGGAACAAATTCAATGAAAATCCTCAAGTAGGAACCGCAGTAAAGGGTCAAGTAGGCAGATTAGCCGGCTACGGTTTTGAAGTCACCTCAGAAATTCCTGAAATACAAGATGCTATAGAGGAAGTGGAGTTAGATCCTAGAAATCGATTGTATACTTACTGGCCTAAGTATGTGGCCAGATCGATTGTCGAAGGAGAGCTTTTCCTCTGTTTGACTGTTCATAAAGATGGTTTTATTGAGGTAGATTTTATTGATCCCAGTAACATCACAGGTGGTGGGGAAGATGGAGTAATATACCATCCCAATAAACCCACAATGCCTTTGTTTTATTTTGTTAAACAAGAAGGTGCTCCTGCAAGTCAAAAAACAACTCTTGTTCCTACAATATTCATTGCCCGATATCCTGAATTGATCACAATAGCAAAACAAATGTCAAATTTTCAGGAAGCTTTGACAAATTCCAGTAAATCATCAGGTAAAGAATTTAAAAAATTGGGTGGTTACAACAGATTTATTGTATCTTGGGACAAAGGATTCCTCACCAAACGTAATGTTTCTTATCTCCGGACCATTCTTGAGTGGTTGAACCACTATGAAAATCTCAAAAAATATGAAATAGATCATAAAAAATCAGCAGGTTCTTATCTCTGGGTTATTACGATGGAAGATCCTAAGGCGTTCAGAACCTGGTTGTCTTTGACTGATGCAGAACGAGCAAAAACAGGCATTTTAGCCAAGAAAACTCCTGGTGGAACTCTTATTCTTCCTCCAGGAATGAAGATGGAAGTTCAAAACCCAAGTTTACCTAATATCAGTGAGTCGGATACTGATATTTTCCATATGATCACTTCAGGACTCAATGAACCTGAAGATGTCACTTCAGGTCAATCCAAAGGAACTTTTGCTTCTGTTAAAGCATCAAGGGGACCAATGGCTGATAGGACAGCCGATGAAATTTCTTATTTTGAGAAGTTCCTTCGTCATGATTTTTATGGTAGCGTCTTTTTCCTTAAATCGGCAGTAACAAAGTTTCCCACTTCATTTGCTCAGAAACAAGCTGTTGATTTTAAAGGACAAGAACCTGTTTTCAAGCTTGTTAAAAAACGAGCTGAAATGTGGCTTTGTATAGGATTCCCCACTTCTGAAACAAATGATGCAGAAGGTACTGCAAGAGCTTTCCTTGGAGTCAAGCACGGAAGTACGTTTGAAACTCTGGGAGTACCAAATGAAATTATTGCCAAGAAAATGGGTATGAATAATTACCGAAGACTCAGATTACAACATGCAACAGAAATGGATAGGTATCCTGAACTTGCTCTTTCCGTCGATCAAGCCGCAATTGAAGCGAAGGGTGACAAAAACCCTGATGCCACTCCAGTAACAAAACCAAAAGCAAAGAAATCTTAAGGCTCGAAAAAAGAATAATTTTTTACTTGATATTACCCCGTAAAGGGTGATAATGGTAAACATATAAGCCAATTGAAAGAACTAAATGGGAGGTATCCGTGGCGACTAAAACTGAAAAACTTAGTAAAGCCGCACTACAATTTGTGGATCCCCAGTGTTTTGCAGCTGCTAACACTAAGGAAGAGCAACCCAAATTGGAAATGACAGTTTATTCTGGTGGTGTGATTCCTAACCATTGGTATTGGGGTGATCTTGCTATTGATCTTTCTGGTATGAGCTTTCCTAAAGCAAAAACTCCCATACTTGAAGACCACAATACCAGCAAGAAGATTGGGTTTTCCACAAAGATGAGTACTGAAGGGAACAAGCTTTCGGTAGCTGAGTCAGTCTTTCTAGATACTCCTGAAAGTCTTGTTTTCCGTTCAAATTCTGCTGCTGGGTTTCCTTATGAAGCATCTATGTATGTTCGCCCCACCTCTGTTGAAGAAGTGGGTAATGGGGTTGAAGTAGATGTTAATGGTTTCAAATTTAAAGGTCCTGGTACCATTTGGAGAAAATCCATATTCAAGGAAGCGTCGGTTTGTACATTTGGGTATGACCCCAACACCAGATCGGCTGCAATGTCTGAAGGAGAAGAAGAGTGTATTTTTGAGGTCGTAAGTAAATCTGAAGAAAACCTTGAAACACCTAACAGAGAGGAGAAAACAAGCATGAATCTTGAAAAACTCAAAGCGGAGCACCCGGAACTGTATGCCCAGATCATGGCTGCAGGAGAAGCCAATGCCAAGGCTCAGTTTTCCGCAGTGCAAGTGACCCTGGAGAAACAGATCACCACTCTTACTGAGGAGAATACGAAACTCTCCCAAGAGAACAAAGATGGTGAGAAACGCCTCCTGGCCCTCGAAAAATCGGAAGCCATTCGCACTGAAAAAGCAATTTCTGAATCGGCTGACAACATTTTCAACGCCCAGTTCAAGGAAACTAGTCTGCCGGTTCGCCTGCATGAAAAGATTCGGAAGCTTGTCAGTCATGAGAAATTCGTGGCTGATGGTGTGTTCGACACTGAAGCTTTCAAGGCAGCAGTTGATACCGAGCTGACTGACTGGAATCCTTCGAATGAAGGTTCCGTTCTCGGCTTCAGTTCCACCAGCAAAGATTATCAGACCGATGAAAGCAAACTGCAGGATAAAGCCTCTGATGCAATTGTTGATCGGATGCTTCGCCACATTGGTCAGGAAGCTAAGTAATCCTGTTCATACATATATAAACATCATTCAGCGGAGGTAAATCATGAAGGAATTGGGTGGAAGCATTCCAGGTCTTGTCCGTAATGCAGAAGGGCCGGGAATCAAACGGTTGTTTTATTCCCAGAGGGACATTGCCCTCATTCTCAACAAAACTCTGGCTCCCGGTTATGGGGTTCTCAAGGCCGGCACCGTCCTCGCTCAGAACATTTCTGCTGCCGGCAACAAAGGTCTTCTCGTTCCCTATGTTCCGGTCTACGGGGACATGGTTTTCGGCACTGATGCTGCTCTCGGTGTCGCTCCCATGGTGCTCAACGGATCGTCTGCCAAGGTGTATGTTAGCCTTCAGGATTCTTACAAGTTTGTCGTGGGAGACCAGCTCTATTTCGAGAACACTACCGGCGACGGCTTGGTCGATTGTGGTGTCATTACTGCAATCACCCGTACTGATGCCCGCTATGCGGAAATCGACTGCGGCGCCTACACTGCGACCAACGCCACCATCGCTAAATCGGCGTATGTCTTCGTGAAGGCCGGAACGACTCCGTTCTCCCTCGCCAAGTACATTCTCGACAAAGATGTTGACACCGGCAAAGGGGAAGATGCAGCTGGAGGCCTTGCTTCCTGCGTTTATTCCAATGCCATGCTGTACTCTGCATCTCTGATCAATTGCACCTCCGAAGCCATTACGTCCCTCGGTGCTGTTGTTGACGGCCAGTTCACCATTCTCAAGTAACCAAGGCCGTCAACAGACGGTTAAACCCTTTTCAGGAGGATAAATAAATGAAAGGTATCGAGGGAATCCCGGCATTGCACCTGTCGACCCTTAACAAGCTGATCTCAAAGCTTGATAAGGTGCCGGCTAACTTTTTCAGCAACCTCTTTTCCGCAGTACAGTATCCATCTGACACGATCAAATGGGAACTGGAATATGCGTCGGGCGGAATGACTCCGTTCGTAGCACCTGGTACCATCGCTCCGACTGTCGGAATCGATGGAATCAGTCAAGCTGAAGCGCGTTCAGCTTACTGGAAAGAAAAAATGTACTTCGACGAGGAATTCCTCAACAACATGCGTGAGCCTGGTACTACAGCAACTTATGCGACGGCCGAACGCAAACTTGCTAAAGGGGTGAGGAAACTCCAATATCGTTGTAATCGGCGCCGTGAGTGGATGTGTTCCCAGATGGTGACCCAAGGATCACTCAACTACGCCACCAATAGTGGCACCAAGTTTGCTATCAGCTACGGCATCCCTTCGACCCACATCGTCACTCTGGATCAAGCAACCCGCAACTGGAAAACGGGAACTTCCCGCAACCCCGTCGAGGACATCTTCGACGCTAAACAGGTTCTTTCGACGGACGCCTCAGTTGTTCCCGAATATGCCATGATGAACAGCGAACTGCTGAAGGTACTTATTCTAGACAGCAAAATTCAGGCCCTCCTGGAGAAATCTGCTTTCGGTAACGGCGACCTCTTCTCCAATCCCAATCAGGTCCTCGCCTCTCTGCTCGGAATCGGCAAGCTCACCGTTTATGATGAGCTGTATGAGGTTCAATCTGGCCTGATCACCACTCCTGGTAGCACCACCATTTATGTCGAAGATTCTACCGATTTCGAAGTAGGCGGAGTTGCCCGCTTCGTCAATATGGTGCTTTACAACGTCTGGGAAGATGAAACTATCACAGGGGTTGATCCTGTCGCTTCTACTATCACTGTTGCTGCTCAGCCGAGTGCTACTTTCGTTGGCGGCCGGGACAAGGTCGTTATGCGGAAGAAATTCATTGCCGACAACGAGTTCCATCTGTTCGCTACCAAGGCCGGCGGAGAGCCCATCGCCGAGTTCATGGAAGCTCCTTACGGCATCGATCGGCGCTGGGGCTTCTTCGCCGACACCAAGCTGGAGTGGGATCCTGAAGGCATCTGGCTGCGTGTCCAGGATAAAGGTCTTCCCGTTCTGTATCATCCTGATACGACCTTCAAGCTCATCTGCTTCTCGTAATGTTACTGGATGGGGAGGGTAACACCTCCCACCACTAAACTCTTGGAGGAAAAATGTCTGAACATAATAAAAGGGAAGCAATCAACAGGTTGCAGGCGGCTGTTGCTGAATTGCAAGCTCTTATTCCTGGACTTGATCTGGGAGAATTTGCAGTTCTGAATGGGGTTGTTGCTGGAACCGTCACTGCTGGTAAAGCTCTTGTTGTAGGGGATAATAAGGAACTGGACACCCTCGATCTTACCGAGTTGGTGTTAGGTGGCACCCCTGTCACGTCTTCTGCTGATGAAGTGAATGCCTTGACTGGGATGATAGCAAAGGTTGGTGAATTGAACCTTTTGGCTGATACGGTGGCCGCTTTCTCTTTTACTCCTGCTGCAGGAGCTGCAAATGTTTGTGAAGTTACGATTCAGGCGAAGGATGCTCAAGATGTCAACATGACCCGACCAGTACTGTTCTTGCTTCATCTTTCTGATGATGCCACAGGGCTGGGGTTGACTGCTACGGATGCTTCTGGTACTGTTACTGCAAAAGCTGCCAGTGGTACTGATTTTGGCGTACTCACCGCCAAAAAGGCACTGCTTGCTCAGACCAAAGCAGATGGTTCTTTCATTCTGGAAATCACCGACACGGCAAAAACTAGTTTTTACGTCATTGCAACACCTCTTGTCGGTTGTGCTCCTAGTGGTAGTGCCGCTCTCATTACTGCTGATTATGGTGCTTGAGAATAATTCATTTAATTTGTAATCCCAAAAGAAGGAGAAAAGGATGAAAGTCAAACTTCTGGTAAATCTAAAAATTGCCGACAGTTCCATCATTGGTTCAGGATCTACCTTTGAAGGGGAAAAACTGGAAGATTTTCCAGATTACATTCGAACTAACCTGAATAATCCTAAAGTGGTCAAGATTCTTCAAGGAAGTTTGTCTATAGAAAGTGAACTGAAAAAACCAGTTGAAAACCCGAAAAAAGCACCGGCTCTTGCTCGTAGGGCAAAATAAGGAGCATTATGGCTGCCTCTACTGACATCATAAATATGGTGAAAGTCTTGTTATCTTCCTCGTCAACATTGTTGACAAGTGATGGTTACGAGGCTGCTGTCCAAAGTGCTGAATCTGAGTTGGGTTGGAGTCTTCCGGTAACCAACCCAACTCAGATTCAATGGATGGCAAAAAGAACACTCCGACATTGCTTTTTCATTCTTTGGACCGCTTCGGCCCAAAAATTTAAATATAAGCAGGTAAATCTTCAACAGCGATTTGATCACTATGATAAGCTCATCAGACATATGGATTGGGAGTACGGTAAAGCTCAGGACAGTGACGCCAGTTTGTTTGCGAACGTCGAGATATACAAGCAATTTGGAACAGCGGTAGGGGCAGGATTTCGATATGATAAAATTGGAAATGATCTTACTTATGAGGATCTGACAAAGTTTATAAATTCTGAGGTATAAAATGGCTAGCATTGGTGCAGATATTAAAGAGGTTATGGATGAACTAGGAGTAACCGCTACAATTCTGCGGTCACCAACTAATATTACGGAAAAAATCACAACTGAAGCAGATTATGTATCCTCAACTAATCCTTTCATGCAGGAACATCATACAAATATAGGTTTGAATTACAATACTCAAGTTGTAACAGGTGATTTGCTTCAAATCCTCAATGATTATCATCTAGTAATTGCTAAAGTTCCAGATATGTTTGAAGGGGAAATGGTAGAATTTACTGCCGCCTTATATAAATGTAATGTTTCTGGAGCTGTTCTTTTAATTCCTGTACAAACCCAAGATCCAGATACTTTTAAACTCACCTCTACTTGGAATGTAAGAAAAACGGGAGTAAGAGGTGTATTACACCAATATAAAAGAAGTGCCCCACTAGAACCAGAAACTTCTGCTGGTAGAAACCCGATTTTTGAATTAGAAATGTTTGTTCCTGCAAGTTATGGAGCTGTTATAAATGACCGAGTTTATATTTCAGCCACAGAATATTTCAGAATTTTGGATATAGAAAAATACAAATTACCAGGAATTCATACCCTAACTCTTGTTCAAGATGATAGAGTAGTTTATACACCATAAGGCGTAAGATTATGGCAGATAATAATCTGGATGAATTCAGCAAGATGTTATTTGACTTTGCATATAACGAGGTTCCTAGGGAGTTCATTCGTAGGCAAATTGAAATAACCATCTTTTTGTTTAAGAGGTTGCAGAAAAGAACACCAAAACCCCCAAGAGGACCAGATGCTCCGTATGTTACAGGACATCTTGCTAGTAACTGGAGGGTAACCAGAAATGAACCGAAAACAAATGTATTAGGATCAAGGAAAGCTCCTGTTCAAATGCGAACTGAATGGGAAATCAGAAGTTACTTAGGTAAAGGCACTATAAGACAAGGTTCTCGTTCTCCGATTAATGTGGGAGAGGAAGTGATTCTCATCTATAACAATGTAAGGTATATGAAATACGTGGCAAATGGCAGTAGTAGAAGGGCTCCTGCTGGAAGTATAGTTGAACTTTCCTTAGAAGAAACTAAAGATTTTATCACTTCAAAAGGGTGGAACTGATGTCCAATACTGCTACCTACTTAGAACTAAGAAAAAGGTATAGTACTGCATGGACACCACCTTCTACTGAGTATCCAAATGAGAAGTTTGTAACACCTACAAATGCTATCTGGGCTAGATTCACCATCATAGACGGTGAAGAAAGACAGATAGATATAGGGGCTAGGCAAAAAACATTTCGTACTCCAGGACAACTGGTAATACAAATGTTTGCTCCCATAGATCAAGGTATAACTGATGTACTTGAAAAAGCAGATAGTCTTGCTGATTTGTTTAGAAACTGGAGAGGTTTAGTTGTAAAATGCAAAGAGGTATCTGTAGAAAAGATAGGAAATGATGGAGAGGGGTGGTACCAAGTCAACACTACCGTATTTTATACTGTAGAAATGGTAAAGACCGAATTTGCAATTCCTGCAGATACCATCATTGACGGCGGAAACGCTCAGGGGTGATTATGTGGAGAAATGTATCAACCAACATTGCTGCAATTATTGTTTATGTTCAAACTATGTATCCAGGTCTTGATGCAGAAAGAATCATCCAAGCTTTTAAAGATGGTACAATAGTTCCTGCAATAATCAATCTTGCATTGATGTATTTTCTTTATACTGGTCACAAAAATCCATCAGATAAGGGGGAATTAAAATGATTCGTTTATTGGCCATCATATTTGTTTTACTTTTGGCAGTTTGTGATATACAGGCAGCCACTACTATTTTGCAACGCGGGGACACTTCTGCAAATTGGACTTCTGTAAACCCGGTACTTGCAGGTCGAGAAGTAGGATGGGAAACAGATACCAGAAAAGCGAAGTTAGGAGATGGTGTTACTTCTTGGAATTCATTGTCTTATATTTATACAGGTGATGGAGTAACTGATCATGGAGTATTAACAGGATTAACCGATGATGATCATGCTCAGTATTTGACTAATGCTAGAGGAGATTTGAGGTATAGTCTTCTTGGACATGATCATACAGCGGGTGATGTGACAGTAACTACCACTTCTTTTGATGGCAACTTGTCGGCCCTAGATGACACTGTTCAGAAGGCGTTAGAAACCCTAGATGGTATGATAGGAGGAGAAGCGGAAACAGATCCTGTCTTCGGTGCCTCTGAGGCGGCTAGTTTTGTCGTCGGGGATAAGACGAAGCTCGATGGAATCGCCACAGGTGCTGAGGTCAATGTCAACTCTGACTGGAACTCTGCTAGTGGTGATTCCCAGATATTGAATAAGCCCAGTCTCGGCACGGCGGCACTACTTGATAGTGGGGTAGATATCGGTGATGTAGTTATTTGGGAGGACGACGGGAGTGGAAACGCTTCCATTCCTATTGGGTCAACGGACCTGCCGTTGATGGGCGATTACAGCGTCAACGGCACACCTTTTGACGGTGATGCTAACGGAAAGATCGATGCTGCTCTATTGGACGCTACCGGAGGTGCTTCAGCTATCGGTGATCTGACTGATTGGCCCGCTGGGGTGACACCTACTGAGGTAGGATATCTCGACGGTGTGACTAGTGGGATTCAAGCCCAGATCAACAGCATGTCCTCTGCTAGCGGCTACGTCTCTCCTCCGACTTATTCAGATGAAACCTGCACAGCAGGGACATATTCTTTTGATTCTGAATATTTCTATGCTTGCAAGACTACGGACACCTGGGATCGGGTGGCTTTCATAAGCTGGAGCAATCCTACTCCTACTCCGCCCACTTTGATCTCTGCTACTATCGGTACGGACGGAACGACCTTCACCCTCGTCACTTCTGAGGCCATCCTTATCGGCTCAGGCGGAAACGACGGATGGGACGTGGACTGTGCAACAGCAGGAAGCGATATAACTGCTACGTACTCAAGCGGAGACACCACCGACACACTTGTTTACACGCTCGGCACCACGGTCAATTCTGGAGACACTTGCAATGTTGATTACGTTCAGCCGGGGGATGGGTGGGAGGATGCGCAAGGGGACGATCTTGCTTCCATCACCAGCGGAAGCGTAACGAACGACAGTACGCAGGGCGGCAGTACTTACGCGGATATAGTCTTCTACGCCAATGCCGACACAGCAAGTACCACCCCCCAGAAAGGGACCGGGCCTATGTCACTTAGTGCCGGAATCCTACTCGAAACAACCGACCCCATACTCGGTGCAGGGTCTTGGGACAATAATAATGATGGATGGGACAGTATTACGATCCCTGCGGCGAACATTAATTGGGGTGATGTGCGGATTGGTTTTTATTTCAGGCCATTTGAAAATGCCGCTGGTCGTGTCCTTTCGGCCGAAACAAGTGAACCTCTTTTTAACTTAAAGTATTATAGTGCGACCCAAATGTCTTTTACATACAAAGACCAAAGTACGCAAGTGTCGCATGGGTTGAGCACTTTTGATGGGTCCGTTGTCTCTTACATAGAAGTAGTTTTAACCGGAACCACGGCTGAGTTATTTATAGATGGCGTAAGCAAGGGGACATTAACCGGTGCGGGTGGCACTGCTCCATCAGGGTATTTAATGATAGGAGCGACGGACGGGAATCAATGGGACGCACACTATGACCAGGTTATAATTTCGGATGACACGGAGAGGGATATCTATGCGGTACGCGATATTACTGATTTTAGCGATTAATATACTTTTCCCAAATATTGTTTTTTCCGCACCGTCTGTTTCTGGGGTATCTGGGACTATCGCAGATGGAGAATCGGTAAACATTGCTGGTTCTTCTTTTGGCACTAAGAGTCCCGCCGCGCCTGTGATTTGGGCACCTTTTGAAGGGTCTTTAAACCCATCCAATCTAGGGACTGTCACTAGTTGGGCTGAAAACCAAAACGCAGGGTATACGACGGCTGTTAAACACGCCGGTAGCGGATCGATGGGTTCAACTTCTGGATGGACTTCTGCCCTTTTTAACGCTGCGGTGAGTACTGGAGTGTCCGGATATAACAAACCTTTTTATGTGAATGTATGGAGAAGGGCCACATACTCTGACACACAGGCAAGCATGAATCTGAAGTTTTTCAGGGTTTGGCCTGTCGGACTTGGTTACCCAAACTGGTATATTTCTAAATCTACTGATTCAGAGGGAGGTAGTGTTTGGTCGCGAAGATATACAGAATCGTGTACGGGCACGGCAGTATCTTTTGATTTTCATGTAGCGGGTACAACGTTCAGAAACGACGAATATATATGGAAAACCAGTAGTTCAGCCAGTGCTTCAGATGGTATTTTACAAGTTTTGATAGATGGTGTGTCTAAAGTTGACTCTTCCGCCGTTACATACGATTGTGCCGGGAGTCTGACCCCAGGAGGATTAATATCGATACAAGACGACCCCAGCAACTACACCCCGAGCGGCGATTCGTGGTATGACGACATTTATGTAGACACCACATGGGCCAGGGTAGTTATCGGCAATGCGTCCACTCTTGCGACAAGCACCCACAGGGAAATACAGATTCCATCTGCGTGGTCAGCAAGCAGTATTGACGTAACGGTTAACAGAGGAAGTTTCGGAGCAACAGATACCGCCTATCTCTTTGTCGTGGATGCCGACGGGTCTGCCAGTGCCGGGCAGGAAATCACGTTCGGGGATACCGAGGCAGACACCACTCCCCCCTCCGTCGGCAACGCCTCCCCCTCGGGTGAACTAAACTCAGGTACCACTAGCACGGCTATCAGTGTTGACGCTACGGACGCAAGTGGCGTGACAGGGTGCAAATACGACACCTCGGATGTCGCCTATGCCTCTATGAGTGGAACGCTTACCAACACTTCCGGAAATACGTGGGATGACACCGTTTCGGTCAGCGACGGCAACAGTTACACCTACTATGCTCGGTGTATCGACACGGAAGACAACGCCAATATGTCTTCAACCACCATTAGCTTTTCAGTAGCCTCAGATACGGTCATGTGTTACCCCGATGTAGACGAAGATACCTATGGCGACATTAACGATGCTGGAACCGAAAGGTCGTCCTGTCAGGCCGGGGAGGTTGAAGACAACACAGACTGTAATGATTCGAACGCCTCAATTCATCCCGGTGCAACCGATACATGCGGGGATGGAATTGACCAGAATTGTAGCGGTGGCGATGCTGTGTGTTCAGGTGGGAAAGTCACGAGAGGTAATGGTAAGGTGAAGGTCGGCAGCGGTTATTTGAAGCGGTAAAGTCTAAATCACACCTAACTTTAGGAGGATTTATGATGAAAAAGTTTATGGTTTTTCTGCTTCTCCTTGTACTTGTTTCACCATTTGTAGTATTGGCCGATCAATCAACTCTTGATTGGAGTTTGACTTTTGCTCCACCTCATAATGAACCAGTAATTGGGGATAAAGTAGCAAGGTACCGTCTCCAACTTCATCCTGAATGGTCTTCCAAGTTTGTTCGATTTTCTCCGGAGATCAATGCCTGGGGTGTAAATACTTGGCAAACATCAGATGTAGTCGGACATGGGGTACCTGATGCTTGGGAGAACTCAGATTGGTCAGTAGAAACAGTTCGGATTTCCATGACAACTAGGGTCGAGCTTGGTCCTGAATCAATTCATCTTTATGCCGAACATTACATGCCCATTAATAGAGAATCATGGGGTGGGCATGGTTTAGAACAAAATGTTTACTTTCTTTTAGGAATAGGTGGACGTGTCGAATAATATTGGCACGGTCACTTTAGTCAATAATCGGCCCATAAATAGGCCATTTAACAAAAGGAGAATATTATGGCAACTACAGACTATCAAGCGGCAATTGACACCTCCGATGTTGTAATGAGCTACGGCCCCGAAGCAACATGGGGTACACTTCCTGAGGTTGCTTTTCAGGACATCCGACTTGATTCGGAAGGTTTCAGCAGTTCCAAATCCCGTACTCGCCCCAGTGAAATCAATGCTGATGGTCAAGCTTCTGCGGCCATCACTGTCAAAGAGGAATCTCCTGGTTCCTTGAACTTCTCTGTTTCTGCTGGTACCCATAACGCCCTTATTGCTTCTTCCATCGGTGGAGTTTTTTCAACCCCACTTGCCATCAGTGCAGCTACTATCGCCGCGACTGCGACTGGCTTCACTGATTCAGGTGATGGATTTGTAAGCGGAGGAATTGTTGTAGGTCAGATGATCAAAGTGTCCGGATTCCTCACCACCGGTCTTCTGGCAAACGGTATTTATCGAGTTGATACGGTAGCAGCCGGTGAAATCACCACAACTCCCGCACCTGGAGCAACCAAAGTTGCTGGAGACACTGTTGCGATTAAAGGTTCCATGTGTCGCAACGGCAAGGTCTTCCAGAGCTTTTTTTTCCAGAAAGAGCTTGCAGCCGCTCTTTTCTTGCAGTATGCTGGTGCTTGGCCTACTGGTGGAAGTCTCGACGTTGGAGTTGGTGACTATCTCAAAGGCACTATGAGCTTCCTGAACAAAGCTGAGACGAAAGCAACTACAGATGGTTCTACAGGAGATCATGTTGCGGCGCCCACAGGTCAAGTTGTTGACTCGGTTGATGGTATTGGTGATATTTACCGAAATGGTGCAGTCGTTGATGCCATTATTCAAAAAATTGGTGTCAAGTGGGATAAGACAGGTGCTCGGGCTCAATATGGTATCGGTTCTGCTTCTGCCAAAGGTATGGGTAATGGATTGCTTACGGTCACTGGTTCTCTTTCTTCTTACTTTAAGGACTTTGCTCTTTACGACGAATTCCGCGCTGAAACTGGTGGGCCTATCTGGTTCCAGGCTCTTGATGCAGATGGAAAAGGATATGTCATCACCTTCTGCTCTGCAAAGATCATGAACCCGAAAATTGTTGCAGGTGGGGCCAATCAGGACATCATGGCTGACTTCGAAATTGAAGGAGAACCTGGAAGTGTTGCACTTTACGGCGGTAAAACCATTCAGATTGATTACTTCAATTAATCTGTTTAATTGGGGCTGGGCGGAGTAGGTCTCTTTCCCTGCGTGTGGGCTTCCACTTTACCGCCCTCTTTTTAAGAGAGAGAAACAATATTTTGAATTCGTCCCAGGTGGGGACGACATAACCCAAGAAGGAGTATAGAGATGAAAAAGGAAGAGACCAGAAAAAGCATTGATGAACTGTTTCAGACTGATCAAAAAGCAGAAAAGGATGAAGGTGTTATTCTCGACTACGGGGATTTTCGGGTAAGAATTGCACGAGCTGGAGGAAACAATACTAAATTTTCCCGTGTTCTCCAGGCCAAGATGAAACCTTTTCGTCGGCAGATCGAAACGGATACTATGGATGAAGAAGTTGCTACCAAGCTCATGGTTGAAACTTACGCTGAAGCCGTCATTCTGGACATGGACGTGAAAGTAGGCAAAGACAAGTATGAGCAAGGTATTCTTCGGAAAACAGGTGTTGTTCCTTTTACAAAGGAGAATGTGGTTTCCGTATTTACGGAAATGAAGGAATTTTTCCGGGATGTTCAATCCCAAGCAAATAATGTGAGTTTGTTTCGAACTCATCAGCTGGAAGAGGACACAAAAAACTCCTAGACTGCCTCAACTGGAATCTCACTTGGGGCAGTAGGTTAGGGTTTTTGCAAGGTATTGAAAAGCGGGAGGGTAAACCACCTCCCGCTTTGCAGAATAGAAAAGTACCGAATCAATGGAGCATTATTTATTGGAAAGCTTATCAAGAACTCTCAGGTTCACGTACTTGGTCACAAGGAGGTCCTTCAGAAATACCATATACCCCCAAGATTTTGTGGCTCAATGAAAACGGAGTGTTTGATGAAGATGACAGGAATGATATCCTTCATGTAATACAAAAGTTGGACACTGCGTATTTGGAACATGTTTCCAAGAAACTTGAGAGGACTAAATGAGTGATGCTAATTTAAGAGTTGGAATTAACGGCACGGGTGCTGTTCAAGGCGCCCGTGTCGTAGTTCGTTCTATGAGAACTATTACTCAAGAGGCTTCCAATGCCATAGGGACTGTTGATCGTCTCAGTAAAGCTATCTCTGGGTCAGGTTCGAATAGAGCAGGAATCAAAGCTGCTTCTCGTGGAATCCTTGACATTGCCTTCTCTTCTAAATCGGCTGTTACCCAAGTTCAGAGTCTTAAAGGACATCTGATGCAAATTGGTATGGCTGCTGTAGGTGTCTATGGTGTAGCTACTGCCATATATAAAATCAAAGAATATGCTATGGAGGTTATAAACTATCTAGCAAAGATAGAAACTGCCACTCTGGGCATTGCTGCATCTTTTTTAGTCAGTGGTTCATATGTTGATAAAATAACCGGTAAAGTGCTACAAGGACAAGAAGCTTTGATGGTGTCTCAAAGAGCCTCTAAAGCTGTAATCGATCAATTGAGGGTTGCTAACTACCAAACTGCCGCGACATTGGACGAGTTGATCTTTGCTTATGAGGTCACTCTTCCTGTTGCTATGGCTAATGGTTTTAATAAAAAGCAGGTAATGGATTTCACACTTGCAATGGTTCAGGCTGCAGGGTCCATAGGGCTTGCATATGATCAGATAGCAGAAGAAACTAGGTCCCTGCTTACGGGGAACGTCACCCGCAACTCCCGAATTGCCCAGATTCTACAGCTCAATAACAATAAAGAGTATTTGGACGCTGCAAAACAGGGCGGTAAAGTTCTTTTTGATTATCTTGATAAACGATTAGCAGGTTTCAAGCTTGCAGGTCTTGAAGTCATGAATACATGGCAAGGTATGTGGTCTAACTTCAAGGACACAGTTCAGCAAGGTGCCAGTTTTGGTTTTGAAGATCTGTTTGGAGATATCAAAACCCAAGTAATACAGGTTATGGACAGTATCAGAACTGTCGATCTTATAACTAAAGAAATTCATTGGAATCCTGAATTTCTTGGTGCTATGCAGACTCTTGGTACCGCTATGACTGATTTTTTTGAATCTGTTATTGCTGGAATTAAGTGGCTGTATGAGTATGGCAAATACCTGAAAATACTTGTTGAATTAATGATTATGTACAAGCTTGCTGTAATAGGTGGATCTATTGCCCAGCAAATTCTGACCCGTACTGTAACCGAAGAAATAGTTGTACAGGAAAACAAAAGAAAAGCTATTTGGCAAATAGTAGCTGCTAAAAAAGCTGAAAGGGAAGCCAATATAGCCACGACAACTGCTACCGTGGCAGACATTCAAGCAGATATAGCTTCTATTGAATCAAAACAAGCTCGAATAGCCATGCAACAAGAAGTTAATGTAATGGCTTTAAAGGAAGTAGAACAGAATCTTGCAATTGTGAATTCTAGGAAAGCTATGAATGCTGGTTTAGTAACTCAGGCTAGAGTTGCTCTTGGGATGCACACCCAAAGAAAAGCCCAGTTGCTGGAAGAATTAGCATTAGTAGAAAAACAAAATATCAGTATGAATCAACTTGGTAGAATTACAACTTTGAAATACAAAATAGCAGAGGTTACTAAGCTGCAAACCTACACTCAAAACAGGTACAATCAAGCCATAGATCGGGAAAATGTTTTAAATCTTCGATCTGAGGCACTTTTAGCTCGACAAGCTTCCCTTAGGAGAACTAAGTCAAGTCTTGATAGGTTATCAGCTTCCGCTACTTCTGCCATGACATCAGCAGAGGCAGCAAATACAGCAGCAATTGGTGCAAATACAGCGGCACTCAGGGCGAACCAGATTATGGTCAGAGCTTGGACAGCAGCAGTAAGTGCATCTAAAGCAGTACTGACTTTCTTTGGTGGATGGATAGGGCTTATCACTACTGCATTATTGCTCGGCTATCTTGCTTGGGAAAAATGGGGCAATGCCGCAGAAAAAGCTTTAAAACAAGCTGAGAAAGAGGCTAAGAGTTTTGGGCAACTAGGAGAAGAGTTAAAACTTCATAATGAATATCTTGACTCTCTAAGCAGGGTTGAGGAAGCCAAGAAAAAAGGAGTAGAAGCTCCTGCCGAAGATAAGTTGAAGGTTGTACTGGGGGAAATGAATTACCTAAAATATAATGAATCTATAAAAAAGGAAAAGGAACACCTTGCAGAGTATAATAGAATAAGAAAAGAATATATGGCAGCAGAAGAAAGTAACCACAATGGTGATGCCCACAGGGCATTTCAGCACATGATGAGATTGAAAAAAATAATACAGGAAGGAATTTTAGATCGGGAAACAATGCTGTATGAATCTACTAAATCTTACAATAGGGATAATGAAATTGAGTATATACCTAACCCTAAGAAAGATAGACAAGATACAATTGATAAGGCTTTGAGGTCTCAAACCAAAAGAGAAGATGCTTGGTACCAATACAAGAAGTCTATGAATGAGCTGGAGATAGCTGGACACAAGAACATGATGAACACCTTGATTGCTCAAGAGGAGCAGAGGTATGATCTGGGATATATTGGTGCATCCGAGTATTACGAAAAAATTAGGGACATCAGACAAAATGAGTTAGCCCTGAGGATTAAAGATAATAGGAAAAATTTAGAGGAAGCTGAAAACTCTGAGCTTTTGAAACTGGCAAAGACTGTACCTGCAGATGAACTTGGGGAAGCAGCTAATGCCCTCATAGTAAAACAGCTTACAGAAGTAAACAAGTTGAGGGCAGAAGGCAAAGAGCTTGTTATGGAAGCAGGTCTTATTGATGCCAGAACAGATAAAGATAAAGCCGTTGCATTGATGAAAGAACAGAAACAGTTTGAAGAACTTGTTGGTACAATGATTGAATTGAGGAGAATCCAAAGAAGTAAAGATATTGCTGGACACAATGAGCATATGGAGACTCTTCTGGACATCGAGAAGAAAAGGTATAAGACTGGTGAAATCACTGCCAAAACATATTATGATAACATCCTGAAGATTCAGCAGGATAACATTCAAGAACAAATCAACATAACTAAAGCTAACTTGGCAGAAGCTCAAAAAGCACCTGCCTTAGTGAATGAAAACAGCACAAATAAATCAATGCAGGCTAGAATCAAAGCAATGGGAGTAGTTGAAAAACTTCAAAAGACTTTGATAGAGCTTGAAAAGGAACTAGGTGCAGTAGCAGCCAAGAACGGAGCTGATTCTGTTAAATCTTTAGGTGATTCTTTAGCAGCTAGAACAGCTATGTTTGCGGCACTGCTCAGAGAATCACAGGCTCAAAATGAGTTGGAAATTGCTGGTCACAAACAAAAACTTCGGCAAGAACTGGAGTTAGAGAAATATAGGTACGACCAAGGTTTGATTGCTGCCAAAGAACATTTTCTTAATGTTAAAGCTTTACAACAGGCTGACCTCAAGCTTCAGATAGAAGCCATTAAGAAAACTTTGAATACTGCTACTGTAGATAAAGATCGGTTGCTTAAGGAAGACAGTACAGATCCGAAAACTATTGAAAAGCAGTCTAAGGCTAGAACCAAGGTCATAGAGTTGCAGACCAAATTGAATGAACTTATGGCAGAATATGAGCGGGTAGGAGTTTCTGCCACAGTCAGCATTGCTAAAAGTTTTGAAGATTTAAATAGGGAATATGAAGGTATTTATAGTGAATTAATAAGACTTTCTGGTGATTATGTAACGGAAATTGATTTAGAAGTTAACTCGGAAGCCGCTTTGGACCAAATTCAAAAGCTTCAAGTTGAACTCGTCTCAGCATACATAGCTGGAGAAGCTCTCCGTGCTTCTGCGGCTCGTACCGCACTAGATCATATTGAAGCAATACAAGCATTTAAAATGAATATGGCGCCTGCTCAAGTGGAACTTGATACTAAGCTTGATGAGGCTGATATTCTTGGTTCCTATAGAAGAGAGCAAGCTATCCTTGATGCTAACTTCAAATTCAAAAAGAAACTCATTATAGAAGAAATAAAACTTAGGAAAGCTGCTGGTCAAGATTTCTCAGACCTTAGTAAAAAACAAGCTCTTCTAGGAGAAAAATATCAGAGGGAGAGTTTAAATAATACTCTGAATGAGGTATCAGCTTATGCAAGCATGGCTGGAGAATTGTTCACCCAATTAGCTTCTACACAAGACCAAACTAGCAAAAGTGGATTTGAATCAGCCAAGGCCTTCAATATTGCTGCTACAATAATGAATACTGCTGCCGCTGTTATGGCTCAACTCACTATTCCAGGTCCTATAGGGTGGGCTGCCGCTGCTTTGGCTGCCGCAACTGGGGTCATCCAACTTGCCAATATTATGTCCACTAGTTTTGGTGGTGGTGGGAGAATAAGTCAACCTGGTAACTTCTCAGCAGGTGGTGGAGGAGGAACTGGTACCGTTCTTGGTGATAGCACTAAAGTAACTGAATCAATGGGTAACAGTAATGATTTGTTGGAAGAAATCCACGCTGAAGAATACCGAGAGTTACAGAAAATAGCTGATGGTATCAGCAATCTAAATCGGCTATTTAAAGGTATGGCATCTTCTCTTGTTCGTGCTTTTGGTGGATTCACTTCAGAGGATATGGGAATAAAAGAGTTTTCGAAAGACTCCTTGTTTACAAATCTTGGAGAATCTGTATCTGGATTATTCTTTGACACCAAAGACATTGTTCATGATTTATTCACAGGTATCTTTGGAGATACTATAGGAAGTATTTTGAGTTTACCTTTTGATTTTATCTTAGGAGGCAGTGGGTGGCTTAGTGATAAAATAGGAGATTTAGGAAACTCTATCTTTGGTGGCAAAGTCTCTAAAAAAATGATTGATTCTGGTATTGACTTTGGTACCATCTCTGGTTATGACATGTACAGAGGTGATACTGACATTCAGTCTTATGCTCACATCAAAGAAAAGAAAGATGGTGGATTGTTTGGTTCCGATAAAAAGAAATACTGGTATGAATATCAGGATTTAGACGACAGCACAGCCGCTTTGTTTGATAAGGCATTCAGCAATTTTGGTGATATTTTGATGGGTTTAGCTACTAGTCTGGGTACAAATACTCAGAAAATCCTCAATTATCAAATGGAAATAGGAAAGGTAAGTTTACAAGGTTTAACTGGAGAAGAGATATCTAAAAAGATTTCTGAGGTCTTTTCTTATGCTGGGGATAAAGCTGTTGAGGATTTGTTCGGGGATATTTTGAGGGAGTATCAAGAAATAAATGAAGGTCTTCTAGAAACTGCTGTTAGAATAGCAGCTACTAAGGAAGTAGTTGTAGCCACTTTAAATGCTACAGGAATAGCAATGGGTAGTCTTGCTAACCTGACTGCCGAAAAGTGGATTGAAATATCTCAGAATATTACAACCTTTGCAGGAGGTTTAGATAAATTCCAAGAGAGTGCTTCCACTTATTATAATGCTTTCTTTACTGAGGAGGAGAAACAAAGGGACCTGCAAAATGGGTTGAAGAAATCTCTAGCTGGTATGAATATGATTCTACCTAGTACTAGGGAAGGTTTCAGAAAGCTTGTAGAATCGATAAACATTCTTACCGAATCGGGTCAAAGTCGGTATGTGCAAATGTTGGAACTTGCTGAGGCAGCAGATCAGTATTATTCTACATTGGAGGAAGCTACTACTTCCTATAAAGATATGATTCTGGAAGCCATTGATGTTCAGATAGCGGCAACTCAGGCTCTTAAAGATATTCAACAAGGTAGTTTGTCCACATTATCCCCAGAACAAAAATATAATCAATTAAAGGACGAGTTTGATTCTCAGAGAGGAAAAGCTCTTTCTGGAGACACTTTAGCCCAACAAAACATTGTAGAAATGGCTAAAGAGTTTTTAGGGGTTTCACAATCCTTCTACGGTAGTAGTGGTGGATATGTATCTGATTACAATGATGTTACGGCAGTGCTTGCTAAGATATCAGGAATGCCTACCCAAGCAGCTACTCAACTGGATCTTTTGCAACTCCAGATTGATAGACTTGTAGAAATACGGGACGCCATTGAAGAGAATCTCGGAGATGATTATGCTTCAGAAGCTGGAGCACTTGCTTGGATTAAATTCATTAGGGAGAATTTGTACACCAATCCTACAACTGTCATGTACTCTATTGATAACACCATGCAAAGTTACGCTGTAGGTACTCCTTATGTGGACAGAGATATGCAAGCAAATATTCATGAGGGGGAAATGATAATTGATAGAGCCTCCGCAGAAGTGTTTCGAAAGTATGGAATAAGTGTAGAAGGCAAAACTTCTGATAATAGAGGTGTAGAGGATCGCCTTGATAAGGTTGTAAACAAACTCGGGGAAGTTGAACGGAGACTATCTAGCATTGACGCTAAAGCGAGATTGGCAGCTAACTCATGAAATTCTACCAATATCTATTAGAGATTGATGCTTACTCCGAAACTACACCTACTATAGTAGATGGTGGAGGAGCTTCTATGACCTCTACCGATGTAGTAGATGGTGGGGGAGCTTCTGTAATCCCTACTGAAGTTTTAGATGGTCAAGGAATAGTTTCTGGTATTACTACATTCAAGTTATGTGGCAACCCTACATTCGGGGATGGTTGGATTTCCTGTATTGAGAATCCAGGACTTGTTCGATCTGAGATGTTTGATGGGAATAAAACTTTTGGGGTTTCCAAATACAGTTACGGTGAGATTGTTTTAAACAATAGGGCAGATGAGGCTAATGGTATTATTCAAGGCCCATTAGATCATTTCAGGGATTACAACTTTGATGGGAGAGAAGTTCGTTTATATCAAGGTGAGCCTGGAATGGCTTATGAGGATTTTACCTTGATATACAATGTAACCATTGATCATATATCATTCGATTGGGAGCAGATTACCTTAACTTTGCGTTCTCGACAAGCAGAGTTAGACATCGATCTTGATGGTGGAACTTTCTTGGGTAATAATGCTCTACCATTAGGAGTAGAAGGTATTGAATCTGATTTAAAAGGTAAACCTAAACCTATACTCATAGGTAGGGTATTCAATGCCAGCCCGATACTTTGTAATACCAGTAAACTGATTTATGCAGTTTCTCCTGCAACTGGTGTTGATTGTACCTATATGGGTTCTGAATTCAAAGTGTATGATAAAGGGATACCACTAACATATTTTGGCACTTATTCAAGTCAATCAGATATGGAACAGAATGCCCCTCCACCTGGTCATTATATGGTGTGGGAAGATGGTGGTTATTTCCGAGTAGGTTCCTCACCAGCAGGCAACATAACGTTTGATGGGGCTTCTCGAAATAGGGCAGTCACAGGAAAAGTTGCTAACCTAATAAAAGATGTATTGACTTTGGCGGGCTTTATAGACATGATAGACACTGTTAGCTCAGATCAATTAGCATCCGTTGCACCATATGAAGCAGGTGTTTACATAACGAATAAACAAAGCGTTTCGAATGTGATTGACATGCTGTGTAGCGCGAACGGTGCTTATTGGTACTTCAACATCAATCGCAAGATGATAGTTGCTCAGTTCACTGATCCTGCTGATGCGGTAGCTGTTGATTATGCTTTCGATTCAGATGACATAGTGGAAAAATTCAAGAGGGAAAAGATCAAAGATACCCAGGGAGGGATTCCGATACATACTCTCCAATTGAATTACGCTCAGAATTATACTATTCAAACTGATCCTGCTGGAAGTACTGCCCCTGGAAGAAGAGCCTGGTTGAAAGAAAAATGGAGAACTATGGAAGTCAAGGATTCTTCCATAAAGACCAAACATCCAGTAGCATCTGTACTCACCATTGATACTACAATGACCAGAAGGGATGGAGCAGAAGCAATTCGAAGATTTGACTTGTATTCAGTTGATCGGGATTTGATATCTTACGATACACCGTTAGAAACATTCGGAAATGCGAGTGCTTTGAGACCTGGTCTTTGTTTCAGTATTGATTTCAATTCCAGATTTGGATTTGCTCAAAAGAAAATGATCTTAGTAGGACACACTGTAAACCATGCTACTGAGGAAGTTTCTTTAACCTTATGGGGTTGAAATGCAAATAGTCCGATTAAAATCAGATGGTTTAGTTACCCATTTTGGTTATACTGACTTGACCCCTACAGAAGAAGCTAACTTGGGCTCAGGGTGGTGCGATCAAAGAATTTCACCAGCTACAGCGGAAGTTGTAGCTCTTATTGATATAACTTATCTGCCTGATGGTTTTGTACCAGACTGTTGGCGTTATGTAAACGGTGTATGGATTGTTGTTCCTGGAAAAGAAGCTGAGATAGAAGCTAGAACCAATCTGATTAATGCTTTATCTGTGGGTACACCTACTAATTTAGCTGTCATAATCAGTAGTGGTTTCACTGGTCCTGCTTACTATGTCGATCTTTTTGCTACACTCACTTGGCAACATCTTGGAGCCATTGTTAAATATTATGAAGTTGGATATCGATTAGCCAGCACTGATAACTGGTCATCTATTCCACCTGTCTATGATCCTGTGGGAGTTATTCATGGATTAGGAGCTGGACAATATTATTTCCGAGTCAGAGCTATTAGTGTTGAAGGAGTGACTGGAGAATGGGGAATTCTTGGACCTGTTCTTGTTTTCGCTCCTGATCCTTCTTTGATCGTTCCTACTCCTACAGGATTAGAATTGTGGGGTCAAGGAAATGATTACACATTTGTAGGAAGAGATCCTAGATTTAGATGGAATCAAAGCACCAATCTTTATAGTCCCGATCTGGAAGAAGCAGGAAATCCCACTGAATGGCATAAGAATTATAAGGTGCGTATTCTCAATCTTGATGGCACCTTGAGGCGGGAATTCTATGCTGACATTCCCGAATTCACTTATTCCTATGAGCAAAACACCATAGATGGTAACGGTACTCCAGCACGAGGATTTGAAGTTCTTGTGTGGGATCGACTTGTTTCTGGTGCTATATCTGAATATCCTGCAAGAATTACTGTATCAAATCCACAAGTAATTGCTTTAGCTAATGTAGTTACTCGTACATTCTTTGGTGGTTTTGAAATAACATTTGATATACCGTCAGATTTAGATGTTGCTGGGATAAAAGTTTGGGGGGATGCTTTAGGCACTATTATTAAAGGTGTTCAAAACACCGTTGTGGTAAATTGTGAGAGTGGTTTATATGAAGGATCTATAGCTGCTTTCGACTCTTTTGGTCAAGATAATCTTTCTCCCACTAGTTTTTCTGTTCAAGTTTCAAATGAAGTTTCTATTACAGATATTACTGATTGGGCAGAAAGGGTAACAGAATATTTTATGGTTCCAGCTCCTATAGGAGATATTTGGACTAATAATCAAACAACCGGTTATGTGTCTTGGAATGAGCATTACTTATATTTTGGAGGGATAAAGAATACGATTGCTGCAGGGTCTTCGAATTCTCCTTATATTTATTGGGATTCTGCAAATCCTTCAGTGTACCTTTCTACAAGTAATCTTACTGCTTTTAAAGCCATGACAAAATCTGCTACACAATGGCAGATTGGTTATAATGATAATGGAGTTTTCTCGAAAGCTTGGAATGCCTTTGCAAATGCAGTTGTAGGATCTGCTTGGATTCGAGAATTAGAAGCCGAGAAAATATTGGCAGGTATAATGCAAGGCCATACTTTAATGTCTCTCAATTGGGGATCAGCAGCAGGTGTAAAAATTGATTTGGATGCCTCTGAGGCTTATTTTGGTGGCCAAGATAACCCTGCATTATCTTTCACTCAAGCGGAAGGTCTTAAATTACGAAGTCCTCTTATAGTATCTCCTTCAGGAACTGAATTTCCAGTACCCTCTTATAGAGGAACTTACAGTGATGTTGCAACATATTATAGAGGTGATGTAGTTGCTTATGGTGGGGGTTCATGGATGTATGTTTCAGCTACCCCAGCATCAGGTCAAATACCCTCAGATAATGCTTATTGGGATCCTTATGCTCAAGTAGGCACACCAGGTCCTGCTGGCACTGATGGTACCGATGGTACAAATGGTACTGATGGAGAAGACGGTGCTCCAGGTTCCCCAGGTGTTCCGGGAGAAGATGGAGCTACTGGACCTGGATTATTGTTTAGGGGTAATTGGACTTCTGGTGTACCTTATTATCGAAACTTAACAAGAAGAGATGTAGTTAAAAGTGTTCAAGGTAATTATTTTGCTTGTTTGTTGGATAATGTTAATCAAACTCCACCAACTACAGCAAGCAGTAATATTTACTGGGAGTTTATGAATCAGTTTGCGTCAATAGCCACGGACATTTTGTTAGCCAATGATGTTGTAATTACAAGAACTTTGACTCTGGGTGCCCCATCTTCTCCTTGTCTCATTAAGTCTTATAATTATGTTCCAGGCAGTGTGGGCTGGGGATTGAATCATGATGGGGTTGCTGATCTTGCTGGAGCCAGTATAAGGGGGACATTAACTGGAAATACATTACAAACTGCCGCTTCAGGAAAACGATTTGTAGTTAGTGCTTCTACTGGAGAAGCTAGATTTTATGATGACCGAGGAGATGGTGTTATTGATGAAATGGCGTCAATTGGCATCAAACTTGTAGGGTCTGATTGGGTAGTAGGTAGTTTTGGGTCTGGTTACACTAATTTCACAGGTGTATACGGTCGATCTAAAACATCAAAAGGTGTTGTAGGTTTATCAGATTCAAATGTTGCCGTATATGGGTCTTCTACAAGTTGGTATGGTATTTATGGGCTTTCTGCTTTATCGACAGGAGTAAGAGGTCATAGTGCTACAAGTATTGGAGGAGAGTTTTCGGGTCTTCAGGGCGCTATAAGGTTGATTGCTCCTGGTAATACACCACCCACCCACACTGCTTGGGGTGGATCTGTAGTTCTGCTTGCTGATGGAAGACTTTATGTTAATAACTCTAGAGATGGTTTCAATAATCAAATTCAAGGAAGCAGTTGGAGACTTATTAGTTAATTTCAATTCCTAAGAAAGAGGTGTAATCATGACTGACAGAGAATTGGTTCAACAAACACTTTTGCTAGAACTTTGTTTTGAAAGAAATCAGGAAATTATGCAAATGAGAAGTAACCTCAAACAACTTCAGGAACTAGTCACTAAACAAGATCAAGAACTTAGGGAACTCAAAGCTGAAAAGAAAGAGGATAAATAAAGTTTGGTTTTCTAAGGAGATCACTATGCAATATATAAAAGGCACAGTAGCATTTGTGCAAGATAGTCCTTATATAGTAGGGACTGGGACCGATTGGGATGCAAGTAATGTTAAGATAGGGCATGAAATTCATCATGCTTCTTATCCTCTTGTTCCTTATATTGTAGGGTATGTAGATTACAATACCCAACAAATTACACTCACCACTAATTATGCTGGTGCTTCTGATCCTCTTGCTAATTATGTGGTAGCTTCTGAATATACAACCAACATAGGTCTTCCTGAACCTGCAGCTGGGGATTTAGATATTCCTGCACTTATTACCAGAGCTTTTCGTAAAATAGATTCGATGTTATCAGAAGCCGGTTACACTACGACAACTCCTGGTCCTGTTGGAACGACAACTACTCCGGCACCTACAACTACAACTGCTGGTCCCACGACAACTACTCCGGCACCTACAACTACCACAACCACCACCACCACAACTTCGACGACTACAACTCTTGGTCCTACTACCACAGTAGCACCAGGTACACTTATGGCTTTTCCTGGTGCTGAAGGATTCGGAGCAGAAACTCCTCACGGTTCTGGTAGACATGGAGTTCCTACTACAGTTATAAAAGTAACAACTCTCGATCAAGGTGACGTAGCAGGATCTTTGAGAAGGGCTTTGTCCACTGCTGGACCTAGAATTATTGTATTCGAAGTTAGTGGTGTGATAACTCTAACTACTGATTTGCGGCTTATAGAGCCTTATTGTTGGGTTGCTGGTCAAACAGCTCCTGATCCTGGCATAACCATCAGAGGCAAAACTTTCATCATTGACACCCATAATGTTTTGATTCAGCATATTAAAGTCAGACCTGGAGATATCAATCCCACAAATGATCCTAATGATCGTGATGGTTTCCGAATCATGGGGGATGGTGGAAATACTCAGAAGGTTATCATTGATCATTGTTCAGTTACTTGGTCTGTCGATGAAAATATAAATGCAACACATGGAATAAACAACTGCACCCTAAGCAATTGTTTGGTTGCTGAATGCTTGTTTTATCCAGGAATTCGTACAGATGGTGAATTTCATTCAATGGCTATGCTTTTACGTTCAGGGACAACTAACTTTTCTTCCATTAGAAATCTTTTCATTCATAATGCAGATAGAAACCCTCGTATTACGGATGGCACTTCTGTATTTTATGCCAACAATATTACCTACAATCACAGCAAAAAGCACTATGTTGAAATTGATGGTATACTAGGATCAGCTCAACAGTTCACAGCAGTAAATAATAATTGGATTGCTGGAGCAAACACAATTGCAGGTGCTTCTGGTGTCCACATCCAAGTAGAAACCCACGCTAACAGTGAAATCTATCAAACGGGTAATATTCTTACTGGTACAGGCCCAATGGTAGAAGATGATACGGCGGAAGGGGTTGTTGTTACTACACCTGCTATTTGGGATAGTTCTGTCACTCTAAGAACAGCGGCTGAATTGGAAGCTTACTTAGTTCCAAGAGTAGGAGCTAGAGCGGCTGTTCGAGATGACATAGATTCAAGGATAATATCTGAATTTTCTACTCGTACAGGAGTGAGAAAAAATACGGTAGAAGGGGCTGGTGGGTGGGATTTGTCTTCTGGATCACATTCTCTCACTCCTCCTACTGATGTCACTACTGTAGGAGCTTCAGGATATCTATTAGTTGAAGAATGGGTTCATGGCTACTCAGCACTTGTAGAAGTAGCTGAGGTTGGTGCCTCAACGACCACAACAACTTCTGGGCCTACGACTACCACAACAACTACGACTACAACTGCTAGCTTAATAACCTTCTTGTTTGATGAAAGATTTGAAAGTGGTTATGATGAAGTATGGTCATTAGGAGAAAATAAGTTGGATGCAGGTTCTTCTTTGAATGAGGATGCTCCTTCTACTTGGGCTACAGATCCTGCTCCATTTGGATGGGGTGCTAAATGTCTCAGAGCAGAAAACCCAGCAGGAGGTCAATGTTGGATAAAACACCAACCAAGTTGGTCAGGAGCTTTACATTTCAGGTTAGAGCATGTTTTGGCAGTTGACAATATGTTGCCTGGGGAAGTGAACAGATTCTTTTCTACCAACGTAGGTTCTACTATAGTCTTTATGCTTGAAGCAAGTCGGGAAGCTGTGACCAATAATCTCAGAGTTCGATTTAATATCAATAATGATGGTTCTGGTACTGATAGCTTCTATTTTTATATAGAGAATAACGTTTTGTATCGGCATGAAGTCAAGTATGACATGGTTAATGACTTGTGGGAATGGAAAGTAAATGGAGTGACTCAGGCATCTGGTTCGCTTTCCGGCACTCACCCCACTACTATAAACAACGTGTTTCTTGGGTCAGGTTTGAGTTCTGATACTCCTCGATGTGTTCATTACTTCGATAGATTTGGGGTCAGCACTGATGGTTGGATAGGAGATGCTTGATGAAATTAACAATAGGTATGGCCTCTTACAATAATAAATATGAAGTTTGGTCTACAGTCCAAGCACTCAGAATATACCACGATATGCAGGATACTGAGATTGTTATTATAGATAATTTTGGAGATCCTTCTTTAGAAAATTGGGCTTCCGGCCAATCAAATGTCAATTATTTCAAAGAAACTGAAGTTGTAGGCACTGCTTATCCTAGGGATATGATTTTCAAACGGGCTAAAGGGGAATGGGTTCTAGTGATTGATTCCCATGTACTTCTATTCCCAGGAGTAGTAAAAAGAATTCGAGATTGGTGTGATGCACACAAAGATTGTAAGGATCTTCTTCATGGTCCTATTGTTTTTGATGATCTTACTTCTATGGCTAAAGACATGCACTCTAAATGGGGAGCCAAGATGTGGGGTGTATGGAATCAAGTCAAAGTTCATCCTGAAGAAGATCCTTTTGAAATTGAAATGCACGGAATGGGGTTATATCTTTGTCGTAAAGATGCTTGGTTAGGGTATACAAAAGGCGTGAGTGGATTTGGTGGAGAAGAAGGAGTGATCCACGAGAAATTCAGAAGAGTTGGAAGAAAAGTATTTCTTTTGCCTTGGATGCAGTGGTGCCACTACTTTAGAAACAGTGGTGGTGGCCAAGAAAAAATACCATACCCGCTTCCTATTGGTGATAGAATTAGAAATTATTATTTAGGGTTCATTGAGGTGGGTTTAGACCTACAACCTCTTATTGATAATTTTGGTGAATCTGAAATAAACAAACTTAGGCATTTAGCACCACCAGTTAAATTCTCAGTAGTTTATTACAGTGATCTTCGTAACCCAGAATCAATACGAACATACTGCTTGAATAATTTAAGAGAGTTGGTTACAAAATTAGGTGGTGAATTTATATCTTCTATCAAGACTGATGGTTCTCCCAGTCATGAGAGATTGTACACCCAGATATTAGAAGGTATAGAACAAGCTGAATCTGACAGGATATTTTTAGCTGAGGATGATGTCTTGTATCCAGAAGATCATTTTACTAGACCGCCTAAAATTTCTACTTTTGGGTACAATAAAAATGTTTGGCATATATCTAAGCAAGGATATTTCGACAATGATTGGACTGGTTCTTTTCTGTCGGCTTGTTTCGGCAATAAGTCGGCTTTACAAGAAGTTATAACTAAAAAACTTAAGGAGGCAAAATCGGGAAAACTCATTCATGCTGAACCAGAACAAGCCGAGTGTATTTGGCGTACTAGAAATCCCATTTTGGATATTAGACACGGGGAGAATTTTACTGGTATGAGAAATTCCAATCAAGTAGTTGACCATCTTCCTTATTGGGGAAACCATCTCGAATTGTGTGATAAATTACAGCTTTAACTTTCAAAGTCAGGAGACACCTAATGGAGCCAATGACTGTAATTATTTCCCAAGAAGCAGTACTGTACTTTAAAGTTTTCACCTGGGTATTGGGTGGTTTGTTTGGGCT